CTACTTCGAGTTGCCGGGAAGGCAGAGTTCGAGGATCGGCGGGAGGCCGATACACAGGCCGTCGTCTCCGTCGTCGTCGCCGGGCTTGTCGTCGCCGGGCGGCTCCGTGGCCGGCGGCTGGCTGGGCTCTGGCTCGGTCGTAGACGGCTGGCTGGGCTCCGGCTCGGTCGTAGACGGTGGCGCCGGAGCCGGGCTCTGAGCGGGGGGCTGCTCGGCCGGAGCGGTGGGTGTTGCCGAGCCCGCAGTGTCGTTGCCGGGGTCCTCCTGGGCGCTGTGGGCTCCCTGGCCGCCGTCGTCCGGCTGGCCTGCTCCTGAGTGCTCGTCGTCGGTGATGCCGTTCTGACCGACGAGCGCGAGCTCTGCGCCGGATCCGGTGTAGCTGCCCCCCTGTGTCGTGCCGCTCGCGTCGCCCGTGCCGTCCTTGTCGTGTGCGCCCCGCTCCGGGACCTGGTCGTCGCTGTCGCTGAGGTCGGGGACGGTCGCCGCCGGGGTGTGCCCGGTGGAGTCCGGTGTCGCGTTACTGCCTGCGTTCGCGTAGTAGGCGACAGCGCTGGTGGCGACGAGGACGGTGCTCGCGGCTGCGGTGACTACCGCTGTTCGGCGTCTGCGCACGAGATTACGGAGGCGTGGGCCGAGGGAAGTGAGGAAGGCGGCCACGCCGCCGCCTATGTAGAGCGCCAGGTGCCGCTTCCGGCGCGCGGGCTCCTCGTCCTCTACCAGCGGGGCGAGGGGAACCGCTTGCTGTGTGATGCGGGCGATCTTCTCGGCGGCGAGCTCGGCTTCGAGCTTGGTCAGACGAGTCGCCTGTCTCTGGCCGTTCTGGTAGAGCAGGACGATCGCCAGGACTGCTGCGCCGAGCACGCCTGCCAATACCACTTCAGCCACGTGCGCCCCCTTACGTAACGTTTGTGTTGCCGTGAGGGGTAATGATCATTCGTGTGCGTAACCGGTTTCTACGCGCATGGCAGGTTCGTAACCTTAACGTGATGTATGGCTACTGACAGTTACCCAGCTCGGCGGCGCCGGGTCTCCTCCGGGGTGTCCGCCGGGGCGGCCCCGTTGGCTGCCTGCTGTGCGAACCGGCTGAGTACCTGGTCTCGCGCCTCGGGGGTGAGGGTGGCCAGGAGTGCGCTGATCGCCTCGACCTGGGCATTGCTCGCAAATGTTTCCGGCGGGCTCGCAGCCGTCGGCGGTGCGGCGAGTTCGTCGAAGAGTTCGGCGGCGGGGCTGCGGCCGGCCTGGCGGAGCTGGTCTGACGTGAGGCTGACGACTTGCGCCATGCGGACGAGTGTCTCGTCGGGTGCGATCACGGGGATCCGTACGCCACTGACGTCCTGATAGCCGTTGACGATCTGTCGCCATCGGGTCTCGCTTAGTCCGGCTCTCCGTGCCGCTTCGCGCCCTGATAGGCGGGCTCGGCGGAGAGCCTCCTTGATGAGTACAGCCTCCGCGGGGGGCTGTGGTGTCTGCGCGTCCATACAGCGAAGGTTCGCATAACTACGCAGTAGTGCGCTACGCGACGGCAGGATCTGGCGAATTCCGGCGCGCAGTTGTGTGACTGACGTCACAACTGCTGCAAACTACGCGCGAAATGTTCAAACTACGCGTCACTACGCATAGGCTGTGCGTATGAACAACACCCGGATGCGACGCCGCAATGGCTCGCCCTTTCACCACTCGCCCGAGGCGGTGACACGAGCGCGCGAGAACGCCGGACTGACACAGAAGGCCCTGGCTGAGCAGTGCGGATTCAGCTTCCAACTGCTCTGTGACATCGAGGCCGGCCGACGCAACGCGACCCCCGAGCGGCTGCGCGCAATGGCGCGCGTCATCGGCTGCCCGGTCGCAGACCTGCAACCCAGCTCCGGCGTGACCCCGCTCGACGACGAGCCGCCCATGGCCACGGAGCGACAGGCGTCGTGACGACGCCCACGCACAGCGAGGCCGCCGAGCTCAGCACAGCTCGACGGCCTCGATCTTCCGCACGATCCAACGAAGGAGAAGGAACGTTGCCCCAACAGGCTACCCAACCGTGGACTCCGCCAGAGGACGCTTCGGATGACCTCGCGTACGGGGCGCCGACCGCGCGCTTGCTGCTGCTCGGCGGTGACCTGAACGACCGCGTGTACCGCCGCCAGTGGGAAGAGGTCCGGCGCGGTGGCATCGGCGGGTCCGAGGTCGCGAAGATCCTCGGCCTCAACAAGTACGCGGGCCCTCGCCACGTGTACGAGGAGAAGCACGGCCGTCCCGTACCGATGGACGACCAGCTGAGCGAGTACGCCGAAGTCGGTCAGGAGATCGAGGACTTCATTGCGTACATGTTCACGAAGCGGACCGGTATCCCGGCCGTGCCGACGCCGGGAACGCTCGCGAACATCGACCGGCCGTGGATGCGCTCGAACGTCGACCGGTACGCGCTCGACCCGGAGACGGGCGCGGTCGTTGCCCCGGTCGAGTTGAAGAACCGCAGCGCGTACCAACTGGACGACTGGGAAGACGGGGTGCCCGACGCGCCCGCGCTCCAGGTCCACTGGAACATGGCGGTTGGCGGCTGGCCGTACGGCTGGGCCGTCGCCCTCGTCGGCGGGAACACGCTCCGCTACCACCGCATCGAGCGGGACGAGGAGCTGATCGGAACCCTGATCGACGTCTGCGGGAAGTGGTTCCAGCGGCACGTCGTCGAGGGCTACCCGCCGCCCGCTGACGGGCTGGAAGCCACGAAGGAACTCCTCGGCCGGCTGTGGAAGGTCCAGCCGAAGGACGTCATCGAGGTGCCCCGCCTGAAGGCGGAGAAGCTGCGGAAGCGGCGCGCGGCGCTGACCGCCCAGATCAAGGAACTGGACGAGCAGAAGACCACGGTCGAGAACGAGATGCGCCTCGCGTGCGGCGCGGCCGGTGTCGCGGAGGTCGAGGGCAAGAAGGCCTGGTCGTACATCCGGAACGGCACGTTCTCGCCGAAGCGGTTCGAGAAGGACTACCCGGCCATCGCGGCCGAGTGCCGGAAGACGGTCGAGGTCCTCGACATGGACCTGATCAAGGAGAAGTACCCCGCCGAGTACGAGGCGTGCCTCGCCCGGGTGCTGCGCGTGCCCGCGAAGGAGCTGTGATGGCCCTGACCACCCTGAAGGAACGCGTCCAGCAGCGAGCGGCAGCAGTCGCCAGCACTGAGACCGTCCGTCACGACCGAGGCGAGGACGTCGAAGTGACGCCCGCCGGGCACGGCCACGACATCGAGCAGTACCGGGCCGACATCGAGGCCGCGTTGCCGAAGCACGTCAGCGTGGACCTGTTCCTCACGGCGCTCCGCCCGGTCCTGCCGAAGCTGCGGAACTGCACCCCGGCGAGCGTTCTGCAGAGCGTCATCACCTGCGCCCGGTTCGGACTGATCCCGGACGGCCAGCAGGCGGTCATCACCGCCGACGACAGGATCGCGACCTTCCTCGCCACGTACCACGGCTACATCGAGCTGATGTACCGGTCGGGCCTGGTGAAGTCGGTGGTGACCGGCCTGGTCTACGACGGCGACGAGTGGGACTACGTGCCGACGGCCCGGGTCGGCGAGGACTTCGTGCACAAGCCGAACCTGCTGGCGCCGAAGAAGGACCGGCAGGTGCTGTTCGCGTACGCGTTCGCGTGGCTGGAGGGCGGCGCCCGGTCGGCGGTCGCGACCGTCACCGTCGAGGAAGCGGAGGACATCCGCGACGAGTTCAGCCGCGCCTACCAGCGGGCGGAGTCGAGCGGCAGCAAAGACTCGCTGTGGCACACCCGCTTCGACGACATGCACCTGAAGACGGCGATCCGGCGCATGGCGAAGCTCGTGCCGAAGTCGGCTGAGCTGCGGGCCCTGGTCGAGGTGGAGCAGTCCGCTGAGGACGGCAAGCCGCAGATCCTCGCGGCCGTCGACCCGGAGACGGCCGCGCTGGAGGCGGAAGCGCGGCAGGCAGCGCGGGCGGCCGAAGCGTCGCAGGACCGGCCGGTGGCCCGTCTCGCGGTTAAGACGCGGGGCCGGGCGAAGCCGAGGCGCCGCAACCGCGACAGGAACAAGAGGCGGTAGGCGTGCCCGCCGCCTGGTTGAGCCGGGCCCGCGCACTGCTCGCGGGCCCGGCCCCCGCCCCGGCCCCCTCCGTACTGGCGCTACCCGCCCTGTGGGCGGAAGGCCACGCCGACATAGCCGACTTCGCTGACTGCCCGCGCGAGCAGCGCCGGACCCCGCACGCGATGCGCGCGGACGGCTCCCGGAAGTGCTTCCGCTGCGGACACGAGACCCCAGGACAGGACTCATGACGATCACATACGACGAGCCGTTCGGGCCCGAGTATCTGCGCCCGGCCCAGGCTCCCTGCCCCAACTGCCCGTGCTGCTCAGCCAGCTTGTGCGAGAGGGGCGCGGCCAGCGCGATGCAGTGCCACGGCCACGTGTCTGACCCCGAGTCGATACCCACCGTGTCGGCGTGCCCCTGCTCGGCGGAGACGACGCGCGGCACGCACGCCTGGCGGCTCGCGCAGATCCGCGTGGTGAAGCACGCGACCGAGCAGCCGCTGCCGAAGGCGGCCGAGGTCGTGCTGCGGGCCCTGGCCGGCGGCGAGTCGTTCCAGGACCCCACCGAAGAGCTGCGCGGACTGCGCGCCCGCCGGTACGCGGACGGCAACGACGAGGCGTGGCGGATCACGCTGCTGGGCCGCCGGTACCTGGCCGCACTCGACGAGCCCCGCTACACCAGCGCGGTCCATGTGAACTCGGTCGACGTGAAGACGCGGACAGCGAAGGTCGTCGTCCTCGGCTGGCACATGGAGAAGGAGGTCACCGTCCTTGCCGACCAGCTCGGCAACGCAGTGGACCTGCCGCTCACCGAGCTGCCCGGCCGCTATCTGGACGTGAAGGTGAACCTCGTCGCGGCCGATCCCGACGACCTGGTGCTCACCCGGATCCAGATGCCCGAGCAGATCACCGAGGACTACGTCGCGGTGCGCCCGCTGTGGCTCGCGGATGGCGGTGCCCGGTGACGAAGAAGTGGTTTCCAACAGTCGTGTCGGTCATCGCCGTTGAGGAAGGCGGTCGCCTCGACTGCTGCGACGAGGACACCGCGCACGTGTGGGTGACGGTCCTCGGCTGGTCACCGCGGCGGGCATTCCTGACCGGCGCGGCCCCGTTCATCGCCGCGTCAGGCAAGGAGGCCGCTGCCCTCGCCGGCGAGCACTTCACCGCGCGGCTCGACCTCGACAACCCGCCCGACAACGAAGACACGAACGGCGAGCGGCTGGAGTGGCCCGAACTCCAGCTTGCCCCGCCCATACCCGCCGAGTGGCTCAGCGGCGGCCAGGGCGAGGAGGGCGGCGAAGGATGAAGAGCATCCAGCTGTTCGCGTCGGATCCGGCGCCAGAGGCCGAGATCCCTCCTGGCCCAAGCGTTGTCGGGATCGACCTCTCACTGTCGGCTACCGGTCTCGCCTCCTCGATGGGGTGGTGCCGGGTGATCGGCTACGAGGACAAGAAGAACCCGATCACCAAGCTCCCGCACGGTGAGCGGCTCGTCCACATGCGGCGCGTCCTGGACGCGGTGACGGAGGCGATCGGCCGCCCCGACCTTGCCGTCATTGAGGCCGCTGCCCTGTCCAGGTCCGGCGGCGGCGCGCACGAGCGGGGCTGGCTGTGGTGGCGGATCTTCGAGCGGCTGACGGACGCCGAGATCCCCGTCGGTCTCATGTCCCCGAACCAGCGGATCTTGTACGCGACCGGCAAGGGGTCGGGTCCGAAGACGGCCGTGGTGGACGCCGTCGCCCGCCGGTGGCCGCAGTGGCTGACCGGCGGCAACGACAACGCCGCCGACGCCGTGACGCTCATGGCAGCTGGCCGGGACTGGCTGCTCGCCCCCATCGCTGGCATGCCCAAGGCGCACCGTGCCGCCGTCGAGAAAGCCACATGGCCGGAGGTGAAGCAATGACCACGGTCGTCGAGGTCAGCGACGAGCAGATACTGCGTGCCCTGCTCGCTGAGGAGGACGTTTCGAACCGGGCCGTCGCCCTGAAGCTCGGTATCGGTGACCGGAGGGTCGACGAGGTGCGTAAGCGGGTCGGGTTGCCCTCGTACGTGCGTGGACGTCGTCCGGCGTACGGCTCGTGGCTGGAGGCGTTCACCGAGCAGTCGGAGCCCGTCGAGGGCGGTCACCGCCGGTGGACCGGCACGCGGGAGAGGTGCGGGACGCCCGTGGTCCGGCACCGCACGAGCATCCAGACCGCGTACCGGGTGGCGTTCCGGCTGCACAACGGGCGTGAGCCCGAGGGGAAGGTGTCGCAGTCGTGTGAGATCCCGGGCTGCGTCGCTGGCGAGCACCAGCGGGACCGGGTGATGCGCGAGGCGGCGAAGGCCGGTGAGGCGGCGTGAACACCCTGAAGGAGTTCGCCACCTGGGACCGGGGCGTCGACGTGGTGGCCGTTGAGCGGGTCCTGAAGGGGTCGTTGCCGCACACGGTGCTGGAGCCGGAAGAGCTCCGGTACGCGGCGAAGCGCTCGAAGGAGTCGGCGCGCAGCGTCGCGAAGCTCCTCGGCGTCACGGAGAAGACCGTCATGAACTGGCGGGAGGCTGCGGGATGAAGACGGCCCTGGACGTCCTGATCTGGATCGCCGAGAACGTCAGCTGGTGGTGGCTGCTGCTCCTCGTCCCGGGCGCGGCCGTGTGGGCGTGGCTGGGGCTGCGGCCGACGGGCAAGCACCGTCGGCCGCGCACCGACGCGGCCGAGCAGCCGGTAATGGTGGCGGCGCCCGCCGTCGACGAGGACACGATCACCTTTCAGCGGGTGGCGTACCCGGGCGTGGAGGCAGACGGCTGATGCCTCGTCCAAGCCGCCACGCGCCCGACACCCTCTCGCGTGCCGCGCACTGGTCCGACCAGGGCGCCTGCCGCGAGTTGGAGGACCGCTCGATCTTCTTCCCCGAGGACTTCCCCAAGGGGCTGGTGCTGCTCGTCAGCAAGGAAGCGAAAGCGGTGTGCGCCCTGTGCCCGGTGATCGCGGCGTGCCTTGAGGCCGCACTCGAGCGCCCGGAGCCGAACGGGGTGTGGGGCGGCTTGGACAAGGACGAGCGGAAGGCGTTCCGGCGGCGGCAGCAGAGGCGACGCCGCCGGACCTCCCGGAGATCGGGGGGTGGCGATGGCGCGGAAGCGGCGGCCGGGACCGGATGAGTACCTCCCCGCGAGCGGGGTCCTGGACTGGTCCAACGCGAGTCGGCACTGGTCTCAGTGGCTTCGGCCGTGCCGGTTCTGCAAGGGGCCGACAAGCCTCCGCGACGAGGGAGGGCGCCCCTCCCACAAGACCTGTGCTGAGACGCACCGGGCCCGGAAGCAGGCGCACGCCGTGCAGGTGTACGCGCAGCGGGCCCAACTCGGAGACCAGCGCGAACTAGACGCGCACGACACAAGCGGAGCGGATTGATGAACAAGTTGATCGGAGTGGCGGCCGTCCTGGTGCTCGTCGGCTCGCTGGTAGCGGTCGGCTGTGACCGGCCAGCGGACGACGACTGCGATGACGCGATCGGCGTCGTGCAGCAGGACCAGGGCGGCGCGCTCGCCGTCGAGCTGGTGGCCGCCCCCGCGGGCAGCGGTCGCGGCGGCAGCAAGTCGGGCGGCAGCAAGTCGAGCGGCAGCAAGGCGAAGAAGAATCCGCGCGCCGACCTGAAGAAGCCCGACCGGAAGGCCGCGCCGAAGCCGACCGGCAAGGTCCACGGCTCGCGCGGGCACCACGGCCACGACGACGACTGGCTGGAGTGCGACGACTGATGGCCCGCAAGTTCATGGTCGGCCTGTCGTTCGGCGCCGTGACCTGGGCCGGGACCGCGTTCATACCGGTCGTCGCCCCGTGGTCGCCCGTGCTCGGGCTGGCCGTCGCCCTCGTCCTCTGGGCCTGACCCCTTCCCCCTGGCCGGGGCCGCACCTGTGCGGCTCCGGCCCCGGATCCACCAGTGCAGAAAGGTTCGTCCGTGTCCGTGGACGTCGCGGCCCTCTATGACGAGGGCCTGGGTATCCGCAGCGTGGCCGAGGAGATCGGCCGTAGTTACTCGACCGCTCGACGGCGACTGATAGCCGCCGGCGTGGAGCTCCGCCCCAGTGGCGGCCGCCCTATGGAGGCCGATCAGGTCGCCGAGTACCTTGCCACCCTGTACCGGGCCGGGCAGTTCGGGCGCGGCCTGAGTATCCGCGCCATCGCGGAGCGAACGGGCTACACGAACGACTTCGTACGGACGCGTCTCCTCGCGGCCGGTGTCGAGCTTCGCGACCGGCACGGCCGGCCCCGGAAGGCTGTGGCGTGATGCCCCGCCCCTCGTACTGCGGGGCCTGCGGCGCCCCCATCCGGTGGACCGTCACCGAGGGCAGGAAGCGGCTCGCCGTCGACTACGAGCCGCACCCGGAGGGCAACACGGCCGTGTCCCGGGACGGGCGCGGCACATGGCTCTCGCGGCGACCGACCGAGGAACTGCCCGCCGATCCCTGGGAGAAGCTCCACAAGCCGCACGTGGCCACATGCAAGGGGCGGCAGGACGACGAGCCGTTGACCCGCTGCCTCGGCGTCATCCGCCTCGACGAGCACCGACGCAACCGAGATGAGCGCGCCGGGGGTGACCGGTGAAGGACGAGGAGATCACCGCCCCCCGCTACATGGGCGTCACGGTCCTGCGGGTCACCCCGCTGGACGAGGACGGCAGCCCGGACCACCAGTGGGCCATGACCTATCACCTGGACGAGCCGGTCATGTTCGGCATCGGCACCGTGGAGCCTCTGCCGACGTTCACGCGCGAGTACACGCACATCACCATCAGCATCCGGCGCAGCATCGTGGGCGCCCTCGTCGCCGAGTTCGAGCACCCGCAGTACCGCGACATCGGCGCGATCGCGCAGGGCATCTGGCAGCGCCGCCGGACCGGCGTCGCGGTCGAAGGGTGGGCCGAGTACGAGCCGGGGACGTGGTGGTACGCCATCGTCCCCTGGTGGCGCTACATGGCGGACCCGGAGCAGTGGCCGCTGAAGGAGTTGCCCGAGCACCGCGCTTACGCGCTCGGTGAGTGCCTCACGGTCGACGGCTACGCCTGGCCCGAGCCGGGCCCGTTCCCCAGCCCGCACAACCCGAGCCCCGGCACGCAGCTGGTCATGGGAGTCACCAACGTCGTGCCTCCCGCGCCCGGCTTCCCGCCGTTCCCGGGAGCCGCCGCATGATCCTCGTCGGCCTGTACCTGTTCGTCGTCCTGACCGGCTCTGCGGGGTTCCTCGGGCATCCGCCGGTCGTGGCCCCCATGACCCACCGGGCGGTCGTCTGGGCCCTCCAGTGGGCTGCCCGCGGCCGACACAGGGCGCCCGTGCGGCCCGTGCCGTCGTGGGCCCGGAAAGGGGGCAGGCGATGACGCCGGCGACGCCTCCACCCCTCGGCGACTGCCAGCTGTGCCGCCACAACAAGCACCTGTGGCCGCACAAGTCGAAGCGGGACGGACTGGTGCGGAACCTGTGCGGCAGCTGCCACGAGTCAGCGACGACCGCCGAAGAGCGGGGCGGGTTCATCAACTTCGACCAGGCGCACACGCACGGGTCGGACGAGGACCTGCTGACCTGGCTGCGGGGTGACCTGTGAGCGCGCGGTCACTTAGCTGCCACTTCGGCGCGCAGCCTCAGCAGCTCGTCGTAGACGGCGGGCGGGATCACGTAGGCGCGGCGTCGGCCTCGGGTGGTGAAGGCGGAGACCTTGCCGTCGATCGAGGCGTCGTCGACGAGCTGCGTCAGCAGTGCCCGCGCGTCGGCCATGGGCGCCTCCTGGACGCCGTCCTCGGCCACTTCAAGTTTGGTCGGTTCCTTAGCCATGTTCGAAGGATAGCCGCTCCCTCTGCCTTCTTTCGAATTGTGTCAAGAACTTGCAGTTCTTTAAAGAAAGCGGGATGATCGCCCCAAGGTGCTGGCCCCCATCCCGGTGCCGCACACCCGCCCTGACCAGCATGAATCCGAGAGTGAGCCCCACCCCGTGAGCCTGTATCCGATCTTGTGGGCCGTCGAGCACGCACCAGTGCGCGACGCCGAGGAGCGCGCCATCCTCATGGCCCTGGTCGTCAAGGGTGACTTCGACGGGATGAACTGCTTCCGCTCGTACCCGACCCTCGCGAAGGTCGCGCGCGTGGACCCGAAGACCGCAGGTCGGAAGTGCCGGGAGATGGAGCAGCGGGGCATCCTGCGGCGCCAGACAGAGCACCTGTCGGAGGTCTGGCTGCGGATCCCGGAGGCGCAGCGGCCGGTGCCGTGGGAGGTCATGATCCCGGCGTCCTGGTACAGCCGTGCTCAGCTCGCCGAGATCAATCACCAGCGGGAGTCGCTCGGCCGCCCGCCCATCACCCGGCAGACGCGCCCCGATCTTGCTGAGGCGCCGCCCAAGACCGCCCGGTCCGACAAGGGAAGGAAGCGCCCGAAGCAGGACGACCAGGGCGCCGACCCAGGGACTGAGAGTCCCTGGGGGTCAGGGACTGAGAGTCCCTGGCCTACCGGAGGTAACCCAGGGACTGAGAGTCCCCACCCCCCGGACTCTGAGTCCCTGGCCCAGGGACTGACAGTCCCCCAACCTTCTAAGACACCTTCCGAGATACCTTCCGAGCTGGCGCCTTCGGCGCGTAGCGCCGCTGACGTCCGTAGGACTGGTGCAGGTAGTAGCGCGCGAGCAGGCGGCGGCTCCGCCGCGAGCAAGACGCTGAGCCTGACCAGTGAGCAGAGGGCGGCCCTGCGGGTCGTCGAGGGGGCGCTTCCCCGCCCGCTGCTCGCCCAGCTGCCCGGCCAGCGGATCCCGGGCAACAACCACCGTGCGGCGCTCGCTGCCCTGGATGCCCGGACGCCCGAGCAGATCGCCGGACGCATCGGCCGCCGCTGGGTCGGCTGGGGCTTCGAGCCCGCCTTCCACGACGGCCAGATCCGCAACCCGATCGGCGCGGCCATGGCCCTGATCGGGCCGACGCCGTACTGCCCTGACCCGTCGTGCGAGGACGGCGTCATGGTCGACACGGGCGACGAGTGCCGGGCTTGCGTGGAGCGCCGGGCGTACCGGCGGGCCGCCTTCAGCCGCGGCGAGGACCCGCGCCGGACCGGCGGCGCCTCCGCCCCGCGGCCCGAGTGCGTCGACTGCGGGCGCCCGCTCGTCGGCGACGTCCCCGACGACGGGATGTGCCGTCGGTGCTGCCAGACCCCCGCCGAGGCCGTGGCCGTGCTCATGGCGCGCTGGGCCGCCGAGGACGCCGCCCGCGCGGAGGCGGACGAACTCGAGGTCGAGGCTGCCCGCCGTCGCGCGCAGCGCGCCGCCGTCTCCCAGACCACCCACCAGCGCGGCCCCGCGCCGTTCTGATCCACCACGAAGGAGAAACCCCAGTGCACCAGGACTACGCCAACCCCGAGGCGCTGCGCAGCTTCCTGAAGCTGTGCCTCGACCCGGGCCACGGCATCAAGCGGACCCCGGTCCGGTTGGCTGAGGTGCTGCCCGAGCCGCTCGCCCGGAAGGTCGCCGAGTTCTCCCCGCACGTCGGCGGGCTCCGGCATGTCGCGCAGGCCGTCGACGAGCAGGCCAAGGCAGCGCAGAACCGCGCCAAGGACGCGCACGGCGCGTACGCCGACGCGCTCGCCGCGTGGATCCACGACGAGGAGCCGAAGCGGGCGCCCTTGTCGCTCGCCAGTTGCTACGACTGCCACCACAACGTGAACTGGCATATCAAGGGGGGCAGGTGCGGGCTCGGCGAGTGCACCTGTGACCAATTCCAAGGCGAGCGGTACGTCATCGGCCGGAGCGGCGTGTTCGCGACCCTGTACGACTGGCAGGAGCACCGCCTGGTCGTGGAGAACGCGACCGAAGAGCACTGCCGCAAGGTGCGGGACGAGCTGCTCGCCGCCGACGGCGGACCATGCGTCGCCCCCGACGAGCCGAAGCCCACGCCCACCCAGCGCCGGTCGATACCGCTGATGGAGGCGGTCAAGGTCGCGCACGACGCCGCGGTGGCACACGCCGCGAAGTGCGGCATCTGCTGGCCCGGCATGAGGTTCGCGGAGATGTGCGGCGACGGCCGGCGTGAGGCGCTCGCCGTCCTCGACCAGGTCGACGACGACACCGAGTGCGCGCACATCGCCTGGGAGGTCACCAGCGAGTACCGCAACGTTCGGCGCATGTGGGTGAAGTCCCGGAAGTGCGCCGACTGCGGCGCCCCTCTGGACCCGGCCGTGGAGCCCGAACCGCACTGGCCGGACAAGGCCGACCTGCCCCAGGCAGGCCAGTGACATGCGCCTGATCCCGATGCGTGTCCGCCGCCACTGGAAGCGGCGGAGGCACGCCCGCGTATGGCGAAAGATCGAAGTCTTTGCCTTCAACTGCGCCCCCGTCCCCACCTGGTGCCGCGTCCGCGCCTGGAACGACGCCGCCCACATCTGGGACCGCCACCCCGAACGACCCCGAAGGAAGCCCCAATGACCCAGCGCCCCACCGGACTCGACCGCCTCCTCGGCTACGTGGCCGGCCGCATCCCCGACGAGGACAGCACCGAGGACAAGCCGAAGATGCCCAGCCGCGAAGAGATCGACGACACCCGGAACGAACTCAGCAACAGCCTGCTGGCGTTCACCGAGCTGATGTCGCCGATCTTCGACCACGCCGACGGCATCCGTACCGACCTCACCCGGCGCGGCTGGTCCCCGGAGGCAGCCGAACAGGTCGCCTTGATGTGGCTCATCAGCATGGTCAACAGCGCCTTCCGCGGCTTGGTGAGGACGTGACTGGCGGACGGCTCCTCGGCGTCCTGGCGCCGCTCACCGCCCTTGCCGCAGCGGTGCCCCTCGCGGGCGCCGCTGCGGGCGGGGCCCTCGTCCGGCGGCTCCGCACGCACAGGGATAACAAGCACATGACCGCACTGAACTGCCCCAACCCCGTCTGTGAGGCCAAGCGCAGGACGGGCCAGTACCTGTGCTGGGACTGCTGGGACACCCTGCCCAGGCCGACCCGCCTAGCCCTCGGCAGCCGCGACGACATCGCGATAGCCCGCCTGCAGATCCTTCACCGGGAGCTTGCTGCCGGTGTCCCGCCGCATGAGATCGAGATCGACCTGTGAACACGCACCGCCGCTACGCCCGTGCCCTCGCCACGGGCGCGTTCTGCCTCGCCTTCGCCGCCGTCGCTGTCGCCGTCTGGTCCGCCGTGACGTTCGGCGTCGACGACGGCGGCTACATCGTGCCCGTCGTCTGCTTCGTCTTCGGCAGCGTCGTCCTCTCCTCGGCGTCGAAGCGGGAGCGTGCCGCCGGACGCCGCGCCGCCCTCGAACAGTTCGGCCGGGATGCCGTCGAGGGCTTCCGGCGGGGCCTCACCTCGGCGCAGGCCCGCCGCACCGACACGAACGGAGACAGCTGACATGGGACAGGCTTCGGACGCGATCCTCGTCTACGGCTACGACCTGGGCGGCGCCGACGACGGCTGGAAGGTGCAGGAGGTCGACGAGTACGGCTACCTGCTGCCGACGCCCTGGTACGAGCCCACCGGCGACGACGAGGACGAGGACGGGGACGACATCGGTACGGCCGTCGAGAACCGGCTCCTGACCGAGGTCGCCGGGTTCACCGAGACGTGGACGCGCGACGCCCGCGAGACCGGCTACTGGGATCGGCGCCGCGAAGCCGAGAAGCAGATCGGCGTGAAGCTGGAGACGTACTGCTCGCACTCCGTGCCCGCCTACGCCCTGGCCGCGCACTCAACGACAGTGCACCGCGGGCACGTCGAGTACATCGACCCGCAAGACCTGCTGTGGAAGCCGCCCACGGAGAAGTGGGACGCGCGGCTCGCGCGTGCCCTCGAAGCGCTCGGCCTCACACCGATCCAGGAGCGCCCCCGCTGGTTCCTCGTCTCGTACGGGGAGCTGTGATGTCCGGGATTGAAGAGTTCCTCGAGGAGCTGGCCGCCCTCACCGCGAAGCACGGCATCTTGATCGAGGGCTGCGGCTGCTGCTGCTCGCCGTACCTGGAGCGCACCGGCGCCGACCACAAGAACCTGCCCATCCGCTTCGGCCTCACGTACGTGCCCAAGACCGGGCGGTACGCCCTCGACGCCGAATAGCCACCGGCCCGGCCGCCACCAGGCGGCCGGGCCTGACCCATCGGAGTAGCCCATGCGTAACACCCTCCTGACCCCCGAGCTGGCGCGCGCCGTCGGCGCCGCCCTCCAGCGCATCGCCATCTGGTGGCGGCAACTGCGCGAGCAACTCGCCGCCCTCGCAAAGCGAGTCGCCGAGACCACCCGGCACCTCGTACGATTCGCGGCCAGGACGCGCGCCCGGGTCCGCACCGACCGGCCGGCCTGGGCCAGCCCATACGGCCCTGCCCTGAAGGGACACCGATGACCGCGCGCATCCGCCTCGACGACCTGAACAGCGCCGACCTCGACAACCTGTACGACGAGCTGGACCGGCTCCGCGCCCTCGTCGAACGCCTCGGCATCACCGGCCCGGAGGCAGCGCCACCGGCCCGACGGTGGCAGGTGGAAGGCCGGGTGAACGGCCGCTGGGGCACCCTCCTCCGGGACGTCGCCGAGCGGGACCGCGCCGTCGACTCCTACCGCCGGCGCCGCAGGGAGCACCCCAACAGCGAGTTCCGTCTCGTCCAGCGGGTCACGACGAGCACCATCGACGACCCCGACGCCGCGCCCGCAGAAGCGACCGAAGCGACCGACCGGTGCCTGTGGTGCGCCGCCGCCAACGCAGGGACAGAAGCCGCCGCATGAACGACAGCCCCAACCCGCCCGCCCGGCCGCGAGCCGACGACGACCCACCCCGCGATGGCGTCCGCATCGAGTACCGGGCCACCGTGCCCCGACACCTTCTCGGCGCCGCCATTGCCGAGGCCTTCGACATCATCCACCAAGAGACACAGCCACCGGCCGAGCGGCCGACCTGCGACTGACAACGCGAAACCCTCGGCCGGCGGGGGCCTTCTTCGTTGGCCGTAGGATGCGCCCTCACGGGAGGGGCTAGAGGGGGTTTCGTGGCGAGGAACGATGGGGGCTGCGGGTGCATCGTGGCGTTCGTGGTGGCGGTATGGCTCTACACGGGGGTGAGTAGCTGTAGTTCGTCGGACCCCGAAGAGGCGCCGCCAGAGAAGCCCGCGCCGACTGCGCCCCTACTGCACTGGACGTACCAGGGCAGTAGCTGCGCGGATGGTTGGCCCTCGACCTCGATCGGCCACCGGGGCGCCTGTAGCCATCACGGTGGGGTTGTCTCGATATGGGATGACGGTGAGGGGCACGAAGCCTCGTGTCGCGGTTACCCGATGGTGACTGCCGAACAGCGAGACGCCGAGCTTCAGCGGCTCGGCCGGATTCTCTGCTAGCTCAGCTCGGCCAAGGCCTTCGGGGCAGGGGTTAATGGAGGGCTTAGCCCGCGCTCGGTCCTGTGATCGACATGCGTGCTACTCCATTCGGACGCACACTGAATGCGACGTAGCCATCCCACAGAGTCAGACGAACCGATCTGAGAAAGCCCGCCCACTCTCCCCCTGGGAGGTGCCGTGGTCTTGATCGCGCTGTTTCTACCGGCCCTGTTGCTACTGCTCCTCCTCGCGATGGAAGCGTTCGAGGACCTCGTGTTTCCGCCGCCGAGCCCGCCTCCGCCAGAGGACGCCATCCCCAGCAGTCGGCGTCCGCATGAACGATGAACCCCCGCACACGATCGTGCGGGGGTTTCGTTGTGTCTGGGTCAGTCCAGGATCCCCAGCTCGGTGTCCGGCCGACAGAACGCGCACGCCTCGATGTTCGGGTCCGAGAGGGAGACACGCGCGTCATGCTCGGTGATCCGATGGGGTGTGCCCTCGATCATCGTGCAGTCGCCAAGGTGAATGATCGCGGGCTCGGGCCCGCGGGGCGTGCGCTTCTGCTGAACAACGAACTGCGGCCGAGGCGAGGCCTGCGCCATCGGGCCGAGGCCGGAGCCGCCCTTGGGGATCCGCGACCGCCGCGGGGGTGGGGCCTCGGCGCGGGTGAGGGCGTCTCGTACGGCATCACGCTGGAGCCGCAGGTACGTCATCACGGTCTCTTCCTCGGCGAGCTGCTTTTCGAGGTACCCGAGGATCGCCCGAAGGCGAGGAGGGTCCGGCGGCAGCTCGTTCATGTGTTCGATTCAAGCATCCCGTCCGCGACACGTCGATGTGACGTGCAATGGTTGGTGGCCACTCGCAGCGGTACCTGGCCAGTTCCGCATTGGCACTCGACACCTTCACAGGCTGCGATCACACTGGCAGCGTGGTCGAGCTTGTAATTGCCGCCGTTGGATGCCTCGTTGGGCTCGGTGGGCTTGCAATCAGCTATGCAGCGCACCGTCACCAAGTAGGCCAGGCCGAACGTCTGGCCGAGAGGGAGCAGCTTGTCGCAGAGCGGGAGCGTGCGGCCGACGAGCGCAACACTCTGGTGCACGCATCTCGGCTGCACGTCGGGTTCATGGCTACTCAGTCGCCGCTGACCAACCTTGATACCTGGGTGCTGAGGGTCATCAACTACAGCAGCCAGCCGATGAGGGATCTGGTCTCGTTCTATGGCGGAGAGCGCCTGGAGTTTGATTCGCCGACCGGCCACCTGAGCCCTGGCGTTATGCGCGAGGCCCGGATCCCGTCAAGGCTTGCGGAACCGCGGCCACTGCATGAGGCCACGATCGTCGAATTCACCGATGCCGCAGGTCTTCGATGGCGCCGCCTGGGGAGCGGTGTGCTCCAGTGTCGAAGGGACAATCCCGACGGCTCTCAGGTGTGGGGGCCCGAGCAGGCGCCTCTCGTCGAGTACGCCAACCCGGACGCCTGGGCAAGGCGAGACCTCTTCATGCGCTTCGAGGCTGGGGGCCCGGACCTTGACTTTCCTCCCGAACGCTGACGACACCGCCGACTCCAAGCACTCTGCTGTGAGCGTCCTGCGGCAGATTCTGGATCGACCTGATTGCCGCTGGCCAACTATTGCTGAGCAAGCTGGCCAACTGGCGTTGAGTGTGAAGCTGTGACCTGCCTTGTCGTCGAGTGAGCCGGCCAGACATCGGTGGAAGTCACAGTCGACGCGGTACCAACCCGCTGTCCGAGCTGGGAGTGCAGGGGCACAGTGCCCCTGCCCCTCGGAACCGCCGAGATCAGGAGACGGTCGGACGTCTCCCCAGGCCGGCGGCGCGGCTCAGCGGCGACCGATGACGGAGTGAAGCAGGAGTTGCACCGCGACGCCGCCGAGTGCCGTGCACGCCCCTCCGATCACCTTCATGGTGAGGACCCGCCGATACCGGCGGGCCCGGGAACGGTACTGATCAGGAACAGACGGCTTAGAGTCGATGTGCATGGAAGGCTCCGTTGCTGAGACGGGTCAGGACGTGCGGGAGCACTCCGCAGAGCCGGGCCGCCAAGCATCTGGCCTGCGGGGTTATCCCGTCTTCGACGCTAGACCGCGAACGCTTCTTGTGTCCGCCGCCAACGGCCCCACGCTGCTGCGGAGTTGGTGTAATTTCTGAGCGTGGAACGCCCTTGGGAGCAGGTGCACGAACCGGGCACCTTGGATGACCTGCTGGAAGATGCGTCCAAGGCCGGCTATGAGATCAGCAGGCGGACGATCCACGACTGGATCTCGCTTGGGCTGCTCAACAATCCCCAGCGGTGCGGGGCCGGCCGCGGATCCCGGCCGGGGCTGCACTCGGCGAACCAACGCAAGTTGTTCCTCCTCCTGCTGAGCAAGCGCGTGGAGATGCCGAAGATCCCGTCGCTGGCACTGGTGCCGTTCGGGATCTGGTTGTGGTGGGGCGAGGAGTGGGTGCCGACCCGGCAGGCGGTCAAGGCTTTCCGAACCTGGTTCGGCGATGGGCTGCGCCGCAAACAGGTGTGCTTGGAGGCGGCGCGGGCCACGCTGGAGCAGATCGACCACCCCGCCGCCACCGACACCGCCCGCAACCGGTTCGTCCGTTTCTTCACGGAAGTGAGCTACCAGGGTGGCACCACCCCTGAGCTCCGGAATGAGCTTGAGGACGCGGCGCGCGCGGTGTTCGAGCCGCCGAGCATCTTCGCGACCAGCGGCCTGGCTCGTGCCGTGGGCCCCGCGAGCGCGCCATGGACCCTGGAGATGCTGCTCTACCGGATCGACTCCATCACCACCGCCATGCAGGCCGTCCGCGACAACAAGGTGGACGAAGAACTGCTGATCCGCGCTCGGGCCCTCTACCTACAGACCAAGCACTGGTATGAGGATCTGCGCCCAGGTCTAGCCGCGCAAGCAGTCGGCCCCTTCGCGGGCTTGTTCCGCGAGCAGAACCTTGACGATCACTTCAACAACATCGGCACCGACATGGTGAACGCCATCGCGATGTTGTTGGTCAGCCCGATCGCGCAGGCGCAGTACCCGCCGCGTGGGTAGCGACCTTGGGTCATGATCGAGTGCAGGGCGGGTGATCGCGCCCTGCTCGTCTCAGGCGCCGGTGTGGTCGTCGCGCTTGCCTCCCTCGTCATCGTTCGCCTTTCGCGGCCGGGTCTTGCCAGACCCGGAGTATCCGCGCTCGATGTCCTGAATGGTCGACGGGGAGACGTTGAGCTTCGCTGCGAGCTTCCTGACGGAAACCCCCTGCTGTTGCCGCTGGTCGAGGACGTAGTCCCGGCGTAGATCACTGAGTTCCTTGATTGCCGGGCCGTACGCCCGGAGGAACACGCTGATCTCCCGGGCTCTGGCTAGCTCGTCCTCGATTGCCTTGAGGGCTTGCAGGGCGTCGAACACGCGCTGAGCCTCCCCTCCGCCGCCTGCCTGTTCCTCGGCCATCCGGTTCCTATCTGCCATGGCCGCTTGCCCGACTGTATGGGAGTCCCATACAGTCGGGCAAGCAACGCGATGTTGCGCCTATAAGTCGGCCCCCGGTCGGGGCCTAGGAAACGCCGACCGGGGGCCACGTCAGATGGAGCTGACGCATGCCAAAGGGTACTAACGCGCGCCCGGGTAATCCCCCTGGCGGGCAGACGAGCAACGCCGGATCGACCTACCAGTCCGTGATCCTTCGCGGCGAGAAGGAGCCGGCCTCGGAGCAGACCCGCGGCATCCCTGCCCGGAACACCACGGGGGGACGCCGATGACGCGCCGGATCAGCACGAGGACGCCGAACGAGACCGTCGCCCAGCCCGCCACCGTGCGGGCGTGTAGCAAGGACCGGGGCAACGTCCAGGACCAGGCCGCCCGCGCGGAGGAAGCTCTCGGGCAGCTGGAGTCGGCGAAATTCCACGCGAAGGCCAGCGCGGAGTCCTGCGGCGGGAGGCGGACCGCATGAGCGCCCTCGGCCGTCTCCGCGAGGCGCTGACCGGCGGGCCGCGCTACACGCCCGCCGTCGGCCCGCACGCCTCGACCCGCGACCAGGAGAAGAACGGACGTAAACGCGGCCGTGAGCTGGACCAGGCGGAGGGCCGCCGTGCCCGACACCGCGCCTCCGTCCTGAAGAACGGCGACGCCGGAGACGGCACGAAGTTCGCGTTCGAGCAGAAGCGCGGCTGGCGCCGCCGCTCCTGACCTGCCCCAGACCGGCCGCCCCCGATGAGGGGGCGGCCTCATCTGCTCCCAGGAGAGCACCGTGAAGACCCGCCAGATCGAGCGCACCCGCCTCGTCCCGCACACCATCAACGGCAAGACCGAGTTGGTCCTGGAGCGTTACAACGTCGATGTGCCCGTCCCGCCCCGCGACTGGGACCGCACGGTACTCACTGCCGTCACCATCGCCGCTGGCGTCCTCGTTGCCGTCGCCGTCGTATGGTCCACCGCGTCCATCGGCGACCTCCTTGCCCGCGTCACGATCTCCCCCGCCGCCTACGCCGCAGCGATCGCCTTCGACCTGGCGTGGATCCTGTGCATGGCGGTCGAGTGGCTCTCCCGCTACGACCCCGCCCGCGCCGCCCTCCCACGGAACATGGGGCACGGCGCGCTCGTCATCGCCATGCTCGCGGTCGGCGCGCACGGCTGGCTCGCCGGGCAGCAGGCGATCGGCGTGATCGGCGCCGTCGTCTCCGGCATCGTCAAGGCGCTGTGGACCGTCGTGCTGCGCCACTATGCCAAGCCGCTCGATGAGAAGACCCAGCAGTGGGTGGACAAGCAGCGCGCTGAGGCCGGCGGGGAGCTGGCCATGGTGGCGATCAACCGCGAGCTGACCCGGGCCCGTGGCCAGGTGACCGCCGAGCGGATTGCGCTGGAAGCAGCGTCCGGATCCGCGGATCCGGACCAATCCGGACCGGATCCGCAGTCCGGATCCGCCAGTCCGCCGCCTGCCCGCACTGGGCCGATGACCGTGAAGGACGCGGTCCGGACTGCGTTGGATTCCGGGATCCGGGATCCGGATGCGGTCCTGCGCTACGTCCACCAGGTCGCCGACGCTAACGCCAAGCTCGCCACCGTCGAGCGCTACCTCCGGGGCGCGTGATGTCTGCCGTCGTCTGGCCCCTGGCTGTGCTCCTCAGCGCGGCAGGCCTCTGCGTCATCGCGCCGCGCCGCGCGCCCGGCCTGTACCTCGGCCCGGCCGCCTGCACTGCCGCCCTCATCACCATCGCCGTCCTGTACGTGACGGCCATCTGGAGCCGCTAAGCCATGACCTACGTGACCATCGGAGGCGTCACCGTCGGCGTCTGCATCCTCGTCGCCACCCTCGTCCAGTGGTGGCCCGGCCTCAAAACCCTCCGCTCCGACCCGCTACGACAGGCCGGACGCCTGCTGCCATTCCTCGCCGCCTGGACGTACGGATGCCTGGTCACCCTTGGCGTCGGCGGCCTCATCGGCTGGATCGCCGACACGACCCTGTGGATCACGAACTGGCTCGGCGACGTCGCCCTGGTGTGGGGTGTAGGCGGGCAGTCCGGCCAGCATGGCTCCGGAGCCGCCTACGTGCCCCTGTCGCAGACCGGCGGGGGAGTGGTGCTGATCCTGAGCGCCGGGATGATCACCGCGGTAAAGAAGTCCACCAAGTACGGCCGCGACCTGAAGTGGGGCACATGGTGCGGTATCACCCTGGGCACTAGCGCGGGCGTGGCGGGGTTCGCGGCGGCGCCGATCGCGCAGGCCGCGAACTGGCTCGGCGACAAGGTCTACGGGGCGATCTGATGGCCGAAGAGACCACGGAGCCAGAGACCAGCAAAGAGGCGGGGGAGGAGACAGGGGAGTCAAACCTGATCGCGGGCGGGGTCGTCGTGCTGATCCTGACCGGCGTGGCTTTCCTGGTCTTGAAGGTAGTTGTCACCGCGTACCCGTACGTGGCGTACTTCGTGGCCGGGATCCTCTGCACCCTCGGCTGGCAGAAAGCGCGCAGCTGGCTTGAGAAGCGGCGCAAGGACAACGAGGACGACGAAGAACAGCCCGACGACGAGGCTGCCGCACACGAGCTGACCCGCGCCCGCCTCACCCGCGCCCTGCACGCCGTCGGCGCCCCGCACGCCCACACCAGCGCGCTCGCCGAGCACCTCAACACCACCGCCGACCACGTACGCCAGGCCCTCGACGCCGCCGGCATCCCCCGCTCGGGTGGAGTGCGCATGAAGGGGCGGAAGGTGGCCGTATCCCCGGGCGTCAAGAAAAGCGACTTCCCGCCCCTCCCCCCTTCCGCCCAGGGCGCCCCTGTTGCAGGGGCGTTGACCAGCAACAACAACAGCAACAACGGCTTCGAGACGGTGCCGGACGAACAGAACCCGGCGCGTACGCACGTGCGGTGGCGAGTTCAGGGGCGCGTTCAGGCAACCGCGGCACAGCATCGGTCAGCCGACGAGGAGGCCGAGCGGCAGAGGCTCCAGGACCTCGTGAACCGCGTCGAACGATCCAGGCAAGAGGCGTTCGAGGAGCACACCGAAGACGCCCTCAACATCCTCGGGGATCAGGCATCCTGAGCTCATGCCCGCCTCCCTGACGTTCCACGGTGACGACAAGGACATGACCCTCGACGAGCTGGCGCAGTTCGTAGAGGACGCGCGCCAGGCCGGCGTCCCGGGTGACAACCCGGTGCGCGCCGAGTTGTCGACAAGCCAGAAGATCAAGGAAGTGGCGGTGGCGTTGAAGGCCGACCGGAGCTGACGCGCAAGGGCCCCGCACCGGATCCGGTGCGGGGCCCTCGTCGTGCTGTCGGGGCTAGTCCTGCTTCTTGGCCTTGTTGGGCTGCCGGGGCGGGACGCCGTACTCGGTGCCGATGATGCGCAGGGTCGCCTCGGTCCACGGCACGAGCGGGTGCGCGGCGACGGACGCGTACGGCAGATCGGTGTCAGCCTTCAGCTCATCGGCCAGCGCCTTGCGCGCCGCATGGCGCGTCCTCTCCTCTTCTTCGAGGGCTTTCTTCCATGCGGCGAGGGCGTCGAGGACGGCGTCGCTGGGCTTGTACTCGGGCAGCGGCTTGCCGCCCCGGTTGAAGAGCTCGGGCATGGCACCAGTCTTTCACGAGAGGGTTTGGGCAAACCGGTTGAAGCGGGTCAACCTTTGCGATCACTTTACCGAATACAGTTGTGAAAACTGGCTAGGGCAAGTTGATTTGGAAAGAATGGAAGCAGCACCACAAACCGCCCCAGACAGAAGGAGAGGGCCTGATCATGAGTGAGACCTACGCGGAGCGCCTGGCCCAGGGAAACCCGCAGGCCGCCGCTGCCTTCCAGCTCGGCCAGCTCATCGAAGCCGTCGACACGGCGCGCGCCGCCGCCAAGGAGGCCAAGCCGAAGGTCTGGCACTTCGCGAGCAGCGCCGACGTCTGCGCGGCCGTCGACCGGGAGCACGTGGCCGACGGGAACGTGGTGGTCGTCGAGTCCGAGCGCATCGTCGGCTTCGTTGTCGTCGCATGGCCCGTCGCGATCACCGAGCAGTTCGGCGCCTTCCACGCGTACAGCAAGCTCGGCAAGCCGGCCCGCGAATACTGCAAGGGCGACTACATCCCCAGCGTCGACCGGGCCGAGCAGGTGGCGATCGAGCTGGGCTACAAACTCGCCGACCCGTCCGCCGCACAGACGGCCCGGATCACGGCCGGCCTGCCCGTCGCCTTCGAGACCCCGCGCATGCTCGTCGAGTCCGCCGACGTCCTGCACGCCTTCGGCACCCGCCTGACCGTCCTCGACACCGGCGTGCGGATCAACCCGGCCACCAGCCAGGGCGAATGGTGGGCGCTCGTCGAGGGAGCCACCGAGGACGACCAGCGGCGCACCTACCGCGGCCAGTGGGCGTTCGCCGTGCCCGTCGCGAACGCGGCCTGGGACGTCGTGACCGTCGAGCGGGTCCTTCCCACCCCGGGCGCCTGACCAGAACAGACGACGCGAAAGGGCCGAGCGAACGTGACGCAGAGCTTCGAGACCTTCAAAGGCGAGATCGAGCGGGCGTTGTCCGCGTGCGGCGTGGACCCGCACGAGTGGTGCGACGTGAGCGCTGCCGCCTCCTACCTCGCCGAGGACCAGCACACGAACGCGCCGGACGAGTTCTGGACCGTTGTCCGCCGCTTTCGCCGCACGACGCACCAGCAAGCCGCGATCGACCGGCAGATCTTCCTCGACGACCTCGAACTGGAGCTGACGGGAGGGTGCGGTGCCTGCGGGCTGGAAGCCGACCAGATGTGCGCCGCATGCGGGCGCTGCAACTGCGACCGACATGACGAGTGCACCCGGCCCGCCGACCAGTAGCCGAGGGAGCCGCAGGCCTGTGACCTGCGGTTTTCTTTGCGCCACCTTTAATGAATTGACTTGTTAAAACTGGATAGGGCAAGTCGATTTGGAAAGAATGAAAGTAGTTCAAACCACCACCAACCGAGACGGGAGCGGGACATGCGCGCAAAGAAGGCCACCGAGCACGGCAGGTGCCTGAAGTGCCGCCGCCCGCTCCGCAAGCCGTCGCCCGACGGCTACGGCCCGAAGTGCCGCCTGAAGGTCCGCCGCAACGCGCGGACCGACACGGCCAGCCCGAAATGGCAGGTCGCCAAGGCCCTCGAACTCCTGGAGCTCGGCGCCGTCATCCCGCTCCGCCAGAACCGGATCTTCCTCGTCGTCGCCGACGACGGCACGGAGGTCTACCGGACCGCCGCCACCGGCCAGTGCAACTGCCCGGCCGGCCTGCGCTCCGTCCGCTGCTACCACGCCGTGGCCGCGCAGTACGTGGCCGCCGCCTGATCACGAAGGAGACACACCGATGTCCGCCTACCTCGCCACCGCCCGCCGCCTCAACCACCTCGCCGCCGTCGTACGCGGCAGGGCCCACCACCCGCAGCGCTACATGATCGAGACGCTCGCCGGGGCCATCGAGGACGCCGCGATCGCCATCCAGTCGTACCCGGTCGACGAGCCCGGCCAGCTCCCTCAGCCCGCCGTGGACGCCCTGCGCGAGGCGGCCGAGCTGCTCACGCAGAACGACTTCATGACCCCGGCGGTGATCGTCGGCTACGCCACCGCGCCGGTCACCGGCGAGACGCCGACGATGCAGCCGCTCAACGCGGTCAGCATGCAGCTCGCCCGCGAGGACGCTGACCTGCGCGCCCGCCGGATCGCCCTGATCGAGCACGGGCACCTCAACTCCCGCGACGACGAGGTCCTGAACGCGGCCCTCACCGGGCTGATCGCCCTGCACCGCAAGCACGAGCGCCTGGCCGCTGCCGTCGCCGTCGACAACAACCGGCCCTGCAACCGCGGCAAGGCGCCCGCCGACCTCGCCACGCTCTGACCGGCCCGCACCCACACAGGAGACCCCGCATGATCACGTTCGATACCCGCGTGCACAGCTTCCCGAGCTGGTGGCAGATGCCGTGCGTCGCCTGCGAGATCCTCGGCAGCAACGGCAAGGCCGTCATCTCTGTCGAAGCCACGAGCGGACTGGGCCTCGCCACGTGCCCCGCCCACCTGGAGACCACAGAGCGGGTGATGCGCACGCTCACCGGCTATGACGAGGACGGGCTGCGGGCCGTGTTCTTCTCGGCCGGTCTCACCACCGGGCTGGATGCCATGTTCCAGGCGGCGATCGACGCCGCAGTCACCGGCGGCCCCACCGAGGGCGGGATGCTGCGCGCCGCCCTGTCCACGTTCGGGATCCCCTCGTTCTACGTCGAGGACAGGGGGGTCTCCTACGTCCTGGTCGCCGCCAACCGCACAGCCGACGAGGGCGCCGCCCACACCGGGCCCAGAGTGTTCCTGCACTCCGGCGAGGACGCGGGTCGGCCCGCCGAGCAGCACGACGAGCCGTGGGCGGCGTCCCTGTACGCGGCCGACGGCGAGTACGTCAACGAGCTGTTCGTCGCGCGGCCGGGCCTGCCGCTCACCGAGGAGTGCGCGACCACCGCTCTGTCCCTCGCCTGCTGGCTCGTCGCGAACGCCAGCCGCTTCAGCCGGGAAGAGGGAGAGAGCTGAGATGCCGATCTTCCTGCGTGCACCCGAGGCCCCGGCCGGCGGACCGGACGGGAAGGGGTGGAACAGGCTGAGCCTCAACGCTCACTTCGGCCTGCCGAATCAGTGCGCCCTGCGGCCCCGACGCTGGGGGTCGCTGCTGGAGTCCCACGACACCCGGCGGGCCCGCTGGGGAGGGTTCGGGCCCTGCGTCAACCGCGGTGACTGCAACGACTGCCCGGTGCGACAGGCCGTCGACGAGCAGTGGACCGTCATTCCGGTGAACGTCCCCCGGGTCCTGGTCCGCATCGAGCCGGTCTTCGCGGCCGACACGATGTTCACCGGCCCGGACGGCTGGCGCCTGTGGCTGACGACCGGCCCCGACGACCGCGACTACCGCAACCGGCCGCCACTGGGCTGGGACGCCATGGCCCGCGTGCGCGGCTGGGACCTCGGCCGCCCGTACATCGACGAGCACGGTGAGGGCTTCTGGCTGGAACGCACAGCCCGCGTCCCCGCCTGGGGCTGCTCCATCGTCACGAAGACCTGGCCGTCGTTCACCCGGCACGCCTTCCGAGTGGCCAGGACCGGGGTCGCCCTCCTCCACCACCACGGCGACTGCGCGCACGGCGACGAGCTGCTGAACGCGATCTCCCAAGCATGTCCCGGCCCGGACGGCGCCGACGAGGAACGGGTGCCGGTCCACTGGCGGCAGGCGCGGGAGATGACGCCTCCGGCCGTCGGCGACCTCTGGTTCGGCGTCGACGTGGCGACGATGAGCGTGAAGATCGTCGCCGTCGACGGTCCGAGGAACGAGCGGGCCCGGCTGACCCTGTCCGGGTCCGGCTGGACCGCCGAGCGCGTGAGGGCCGCCGGCGAAGCACTCCGCGCGCACCTCGCAGACTGACCACCTCGCACAGAACAGGACGACGAGCATGAGCCAGCACGACATCCAGACCCCCGAGCGCTTCGGCGGCGAGCCCGTGTACGGCAACCTGCCCCTCGACTACCGGCAGACCGTTCGGCCGTTCACCGTCACCGTCGCCGGACCCGAGCGCTACGACGGCACGCGGCCCACCACGTACGTGGTCGACGAGTGCTCCACCGAGAAGGCCTGGGTGAAGGCCCTCGCCTGGCACATGGTGGCCGACGAGACGATCGACTGCTACGTCATCGCCGACGAGTCCCACGAGGGCCTGCCGGACGGCGAGCGGGGAATCCACTGGAGCGACCTGCGGACCGAGTATCAGCGGCAGCGCGACCTCGACGACCTCGCGGACCAGGCCGCCGAACTGGTCCACGAGTACGAGGAGGCCGTGACCGGCCACGTCGACGCGGACGGCGACGCCCTGCCGGACCGGCACGGCCACGTGGACGGGGTCGTGAGCAAGTACGAGGCCGACGCCTGGCCGATGGTCCGCAGGCTGGCGGGCCTCAACGGTCATGCGGAGCTCGGCCAGTGACCGCGAAGGGCCCGGTGCCCCTCGACCGGATCCTGTACCGGGTGCGGCTGATCTGGCCGGACGCCGGGTGGGTGCTGCGCGAGCCGCAGGACGTGAGGCCGTCCCTCACCTGGCAGGGCGGACCGACCGTCGAGGAGGTCACCGAAGAGCTGCGGCGGCCGGAAATCGACATGAGGCGCACTGCCTGACGACCGCCTGATGGGCTCCTGACCTGCGGTTTCTTAGAAGTTCTTTTGCCGAAACGGCTTGTTAAAACTGGCTAGGGCAAGTCGTTTCGGAAAGAATGAAAATAGTTCAAAACACACCAACCAGCAGAGAACGGGAGCCCGCCATGGACGCCACCACCACCACCACCGCCGTGTTCGCCGCCGCAGCCACCTCCACCACGTGGATTCAGACGAACCTCGGCAAGGTCACCGAGGTCAATCACGAGGGTCAGACCTGGACGGTCCTCCTGCCCGGCATGGGCACCGACGAGGCCGGCCAGGCCACGCCGACCAGGGCGCGGATCACCGGCAGCGAGGGCTACGGCGGCACCGAGCTCACCGACGTCGAAGCCACCTGGGGTCAGACGATCGGCATCGTCGACGCCGCTCTGGCCGCCGCCCGCATCTGACCACCACCCGGCGGGGCTCCGGCCCCGCCGGTCACCTTCCCGAGAGGAGAAGACCGATGGCCACACAGTCCACCGCCACAAGCCCGAGCGTCGCTATCGCGCGAGCCCTTCGCCGCCTCGGCCTGGACCAAGGGAGGGGCGGCGACTTCCGCGTCACCGGCGAGTACCGCAACGGTGAGCGCATCTGCACGTACGTCGTAACCCTCACCCAGCACGCCGACGAGACGATCGCCGAGCACGCCGACGACGTCGAGCGCTGGGTCAGCGAAGACGGCGGCTGGGCGGTCCGCGTGTCCATCCGGTACTGCGACGACAAACCGCGGCCCTGGGTCGACGTCTCCAACGGGCCCGGCGAGCGCATCCGCGAGACGCCGCCCGCCGCACCGGCGGTCCTCGAGGAAGCGGCGCAGCCGGAACCGGTCGAAGATGCCGCCCCGCCGGTCGCCGCGCCGCCGACCCCGGCCGCGCCGCAGGACCTCGACCCTAAGGAGCGGCGCCTCCAGGAAGCGCAGGCGTTCGCCCTCGGCTGGTCGCCGGGCCAGGCCGAGCTTGCGGTCAGTGCGGCGGCCGGCCAGCTCCGCATCGACCCGGACGGCTCGCTGCGGCACGTCCCCGTGCCTGGGCGCGCTGGCCAGCGCCTCGCCGACTACCGCCTCAAGCCGCTCGTGCAGGCCGGGTTCGTCGTCGTGGGCGCCCTCGACGTTCTCGGACGGCGACCCGTGAACGTCACTGCGGACGGCCGTCGCGCGGTCACGGTCTGGAAGCGGGTACAGCCGAAGCCGGTCCCCAAGAACCGCAAGGAGGAGCTGTTCGACCGGCTCCAGCCGCTCATCGGTGGCGAGGAAGCCGTACGGCGTGCCAAAGCCCTCCGCGAGGAGGAAGCACGGCGGCGCGCGGACCGGGACAGGTTCTACGCCGTCCTGGACGAGCTGCATGCGTGGGAGGAGCGGGACGAGCGGCTGTCGGATGTGTGGGCGGGGGTGCAGGGCATGACCTACCGCCTCGGCCGGCGTCGGCCCGCCGGATGGGTGCCCACCGAGGAGGAGATCGCGGAACACCACCTCGCCCCGGACGTGGTCGCCGAGCTCCGCGCCGACGCCGCGAATCCGCAGCCAAGGCCCGAGCTGCCGTCGGTGCGCTGCAACCCGCCGGAGGAGCTGCCGCCGCTGGACGCGAACACGGAGGCCCCCGAGCAGCTCGACCTGTTCGGGGCGAGCCCCGCCGTGGCGGGCACTTGGCCTGCGGCCGGCCATGTCTGCGACGAAGCCGAGGAGCGCGCCGCGTACGGCAGGTACGTGTCCGACGGCCTGGCCGACACCGACGGCTGGTTCTCGCCGATGGACTTCGAGGCCTGGCAGGCGCACCACCACCGGGCGATCGGCTACCAGGAGCCCCGCAAGGCGGCCTGCACCGACACCGAGTGCAACGCCCCGCGGCACGAGCGGACCCGCTGCCTGAACACAGGCACGCGCAGGAAGCCGCGGTACGAGTCCCTCTGCGTCTCCTGCTACGAGCCCCGCGCAGCGGTGATCGTCGCCGCTGAGCGCGCGCGCCGCGCCCCCCAGCAGCTCGCCGTCTGACCCCCGAACCGCCCGCAACCCATGAAGGAAGGAATCAGCACATGACGTCGAAGAAGGTGGACGCCCTGGTGGCCAAGCTGCGAGGGCAGGGCGCGGAGGTGATCAAGAGGGGAAGCCGGTGGCGCGTCACCGAGCCGGGCAAGCCTCTGGCCTGGCTCCCCACCTCGGACCCGGCAGGGCAGGGCCTCGACAACAAGCTCGCCGACCTGCGGAGGAAGGGGTACCGCATATAGGCCTCTGACCTGCTGGTTTCTTAGAAGTTCTTTTGCTGAATTAGATTGTTAAAACTGGCTAGGGAAAATCATTTAGGAAAGAATGAAAGTAGTTCAAAACGCACCAACAAGCCGCGAAAGGCAGCGAAATGAACGCCGAGACCATCCAGACCCTCACGACCCTCGCGAACAAGGCGATCGCCCGAGAGAAGGCCGCACGCGACACCCTTGCCGAGTCCCTCCGCGACATGGCCCAGGGCGTCCAGCCCAGCGCAATGCGCAAGGTCGTGGACGAGGCCGCGAACGCCCTCCCGTACCGGATGCTCCTGGAGGACGCCGAAGGCGGCGACTTCGGGAAGGCCTTCACCACTCTCCGCAAGCGGCTCGAAGCCAAGGTCCGCAAGACCGGCCCCGGCTCCAGCTCCTGCCCCTTCACCAACGAGGCCGAGCGTCTCGAATACGCGGGCTGCCGCGCCTTTCTGGACGCCACCGAGGCCTTCGAGGAGGCGCCCGCCAAGACGTACGAGCACGGCCTGAGCCTCGGTGACTGGGTGTACCTCCTCGGCGCCTGGCACCCCGTCGTCGACCTCGACGACATCCAGTCGGTCGTGGACCAGATCACCGCCCGCATGACGGCCGAAGAGGTACGCGCCCGCATGCCCCGCCCCTGACCCATCCCGGCCCGGCGGTAACCGCCGGGCCACCCAACCCAACCCACCCCGGCCCGGTACCGAGCGCCCCCCGAGCGCGCCTGGTACCGGGCCGGTCCCATCCCCGACGGAGGTACCCGTGGAGCAACTCGACCTGTTCGCCGAGCTCGGCAACGAGCCGGAACCCCCCAAGCCCCAGGCCTCGATCACTCTCCCCAAGCCGACGGCGGGCCAGTGGGCGCCTGCCCCGCCCAAGCCCCCGCAGCCGGCCAGCACCCCGGAGCGTCCCGAGCGCCGACGCCGTCTTGAGTACACGCTGAACCCCGCCGATGGCGCCACCTTCGGTGAGGCCGTCTCGTCCGCCTGGTACCGCGCTTACGGCGGCACACGGATGGAGATCCCTATGGGCGTCGTCGCCACCCTCGCCCTGTGGCCGCAGAAGGGCTACGCGCGCACCCTGGCCGAGTTCTTCCGCGGCCTTGACGCCCCCCAACTGCTCCAGTGTGTCCGCGAGGTCGCCGCCTACTGGTGGTTGCGCCGCCCCGACCTCATCGACACCGCCTCGGCACTGTTCTCCTGGGCGGAAGGGGACATCACCAGGCAGGAGCTGAACGCCGTACGCGACACGTTCCACGCGGCCCTGGATGCCAACGCCCTCGACCACACCGGCCACGCAGACCCCGAGATGAACACCTGGGTTGACCTCATGTCCTGGACGGTCACCAACCTGCGGCACAAGTCGGCCCGCGAGGGCCTCGGCGAGTACCACACCCCGCCGGAGGTCTGCGACATGATGGCCGCTCAGATCATCGGCCGGGACCCGGGCGAGATCCACGACGGCTACTCGTTCCTCGACCCGTGCGCGGGCACCGGCGGCATGTTCCGGTCCGGTGCCCAGCACCTGCGCTCCATGGGCTTGGACCCCGCGAACTACACGTGGTTCGCGCAGGAGATCGACCCCATCGCTGCGGCCGGGTGCGCCGTCAACATGATCGTCTGGGGCCTCGGTGCGAAGGCCATGGTCGCCTGCGGCGACACCCTCCATGAGGGCGACCTGTGGCCCCGGGCCATCGAGCACCGCAGGGCCATGGTCGAGCGGCGAGACGACGTCCAGGCCAACGCGGCGATCGCGTACGCCATCGGCCGCGTCGAGCAACTCGTGAGCACCGCCTCCAAGGCCGCCTGATCTAGGAGATGGCGGCGATGCTCGCCGAAAAGCCGGGGTAGTAGAGGACATGCATCGCCTCTGACCTGGGGTTTCTTAGAAGTTCCTTTGCCGAATTGGCTTGTCAAAACTGGCTAGGGCAAGCCATTTCGGACAGAATGAAAGTAGTTCAAACCATCCCACAAGCTACGGCCAGAGGAGAGCGCAGTGAACGTCGCGAGCATCATCGAGGAGATCGAGCTGATTGCCGAGATCGGCGAGGCCGGCGACGTGCTCGACCTCTCTCGGCGCCTGGTCGGCCAGGGCGACACCGCCTGGGCGATCGACGTCCGCCGGGCCGTGACGCGCGACGTACTCGACCGGAACGTGCTCCGTGCGGTCGCGGGCCGGATCGCCGCAGCCGCCCGGCCGACGGTCGACTGGGGGCTGTTCGCCGACCAGCTCGCCGACGTGGAGGCCGGCCTGCGCGCCGCCCTGGCGGCCGACGCCGCGATGGCGCCTGCGGAGCGCCGCGAGCGCAGCGCCCAGGAGTGGGTCGCACAGCAGCGGTTCGAGGAGCGCGTGAGCGACTACAACGGGAAGGTCGAGTTCGTGAACCGCGAGCGCGGCCGGGCCCGCAACGAGGTGAAGGCCGCTGCAGTCCGCGCTAACACCTGCACGAAGTGCTTCCAGGTGCCCGCCGCGAGCGGCGAATGTGGCTGCTGACCTGCGGTTTTCTTAGAAGTTCTTTTGCTGAATCAGCTTGTTAAAACTGGCTAGGGCAAGTTGATTCGGAAAGAATGAAAGTAGTTCAAACCACCCCACATCTAGCGATTGGACGCGCTATGACCGCCACCGCCACTGAGGCCACCACCGCGACCGCCACCGAGGCCCCCGCGAAGAAGGCGCCCGCGCGGAAGGCCCCGGCCGCGAAGAAGCCCGCGAGAAAGGCGACCGAGGCGACCAAGGCGGCCCCGGCGAAGAAGGAGACCGCCCAGCAGGCCGGCGACGGCCAGCGGACGCAGCTCCGCACGATCCCTACCAACAAGATCGACCGCGACCCGGGTCAGCCCCGCGAGCACTTCGACGAGGCCGCGCTTCGCGAGCTGGCCAAGTCCATGGAGAAGCTCGGCCAGCTCCAGCCGATCACCGTCCGGTACATACCGGAGACGAAGCGGTACACGTTGATCATGGGTGAGCGCCGGTGGCGTTCCGCTCAGATCGCCGAGCTCCCCACGATGAAGGCCGTCGTCATGCACGGCGTCGGCGAGGGCCGCGAGACGTTTGCCATGGCCGTCGCCGAGAACGTCGGCCGCGCGGACATGACGGCCGTCGAAGAGGCGAAGGCCTTCAAGAAGCTGGTCGACGCCGACTACACGGTCGACGAGGTCTCCGAGCTGGTCGGCAAGAGCGCCGCGTACGTCCAGTGGCGGATCGACCTGCTGCGCCTGTGCCCGGAGGCCCAGGAAGCCCTCGTCAAGAACCAGCTGCCGGTCGGCCTCGCCTGGTACGTCGGGAAGCTGTCCAACCAGAACCAGGTGCGGTTCCTCGGCCGCTGGGTGCGCGGCGACTTCAAGAGCGCCCGCGACGCGGAGGCCTTCGCGCAGGCCCTCCACGACGAGGAGAGGCGCCAGGAGGACCAGGGATCGTTCTTCGTCCTCTCCGAGGAGGCGACCGCAGCCCGCAAGGACAACGGGCAGGACGCCCTGCCGGGCACCCTCGACCTCCCCGAGGAGGAGCGGGAGCGGATCGTCGCCGACCGCAGCAAGCTCGTCGGGAAGATCGACAAGCTGGGCCAGGCCGGAGAGATCCTGTCGCTGCTCGCGGCCACCGACGAGGAAGAGCTGGCCCTGCTGCTCGCCGGGACCCCCGGCGGCATCGGCGGTCACCGCCTGCGCATCAAGCACCTCCAGGACATCGCGACCAAGGCGATGGCGAACCTCCGCAAGGCCGAGATGGTCGCCGAGGTCCGCGCCAGCGGCCTGACCGTCAACCCGGACGCCGAGGCCGCCGCCTGACCTCGCCCCCTCTACGGCGCACCGCGCCCTGCGGTGCGCCCCCTTCAACCCTCCAAGGAGACCAAGCCATGAAGCGACCCGTCAGCTTCCACAACCACCCCGTGCCGACCTTCACCCCGTACGACGTCGCGAAGGCCGCCCTGGAGCACTGCGGCGACCAGTGGGGCGCCGAGCCCGGCCCGTGGGCCACCACCGGCCACCTCCGGGCCTGGGACGGCACCCCCTTCACGATCGGCGCCAACCCGACCGGCGAGCTGTTCGTCCGCAACGACCAGCTCGGCGACGCCCTGCCGCTGCCGGTCAAGCCGACCGACGACCTCGACACCGTCGCGCGCGCGGTCGCCGAGATCGTCGGCCACCTCTACTGATCTAAGCCCCGTTCACGCAGCCAGACCCCTATCCCTCCAGGAGGAGACCGATGGAGATCCCAAGCGGCGTCTACGACGTCCTCACCGACGCCCGTACGGTCATCGCCGACGACCGGGTGCAGATCCCGTTCGACCTGGACCGCCCCACGTACGAGCAGGTGAACAAGATCCTGAAGGAGATCGGCGGACGGTGGGACGGCCGCAAAGCGGTGCGCGCCCACGTCTTCCCGTTCCCGGTGGAGGAGTACATGCGGGCGTGCCTCGCCACCCGCGAGTTCCCCAGCCGGCTCGAACAGGGCTGGTACCCGACACCGCCGCGCGTGGTCGACGACATGCTGGCGCACGCGGGCGTCCGCGAGGGCATGAGCGTCCTGGAGCCGTCGGCTGGTACCGGCTCGATCGTGGGGCCGGCCGTCGAGTGCGGCGGGGTCGTCGACTGCGTCGAGATCGACGAGCGGCGGGTCCGCGTCCTCCGTGAGCAGGGCGCCGCCCGTCGCGTGGTCGAGGCGGACTTTCTCGACCTGGACCCGCTCGACTGCCCCCATGGCTACCGCCGGGTGCTGATGAACCCGCCGTTCGCGGCGGCCGTGCAGCACGTGAAGCACGCGATGGGCTTCCTCGACGACGGCGGCACGCTCGTCGCGGTCCTGCCCGAGTCGGTGATGTGGCACAGCGACCGCGCCACGGTCGAGTTCCGCGAGCTGATCGCCCTCGCCGAGGGCACGTTCGCCCCGCTGCCCGACGAGTCGTTCGCGCCGTCCGGAACGAGCGTGCGCACGGTCCTCCTGGTCGTCGACGCCGAGTCCGGCGGGCCGCTCCCCACCCACGGCTGGTGGCAGCGGCAGCCCCGGCAGCTCGACCTGTTCGCCCTCACCTGACCAGTGCTTCTTTTGCCCTTCTTTGCCTAATCAGGTTATCAAAACTGGCTAGGTTGAGCTGATTCGGAAAGAATGAGAGGAGCGCCACAAACCACCCCCAGGAAAGGGCAGGGCCATGGAAAACGCGGACATCACTCAGAAGATCAACAACGGGGATCTCTTCGTCCTCACCCGAGAGGAAATGGCCCTGATCCTCCCCTGGCTCCGCAACACCCTCGCCACCCAAGAGAGGCAGGACGAAAACGCGGACCTCTGCCAGCTCTTCAGCAAGATCATGCGGCTCTCGAACCGGCTCTACGGCACCGAGCCCTTCAATCGCGAGACCTGCATCTGCAACGGCTGACACCCCGTAGGGGGCCGCCCAGGCGGCCCCCTACTCCACCACCAACCCACACCCGGAAAGGACGGGAATGGAACTAGCCACCTGCACCTACCAGGAGTTCACGCCCGACATGGGCGCTCCGATCCGCACCACTGCGGGCCACCCGCGCTTCCCGCTCGGCTACCAGCTGGTCGGCCAGGCCACGCTCATCACGCCGACCCGCGAGCTGCTCGCCCAGAACCTGCCCGAAGACGCGTACGAGTTCAGCTACCGGCGCCTCCTGAACGCCCACGGCATCGACCGCATCTACGCCGAGCTGGCCGGCCTGGTCGCGCGGAACGGCGGCGCCCGCCTGGTGCTGCTCTGCTTCGACCGCCTCGACAAGCTGCGCCCGGCAGATGCCTGGTGCCACCGGCTGCACTTCGCGAAGTGGTGGCTGGAGCAGACCGGCGAGGAGATCCCCGAGCTCGGCGCCCAGCCGAAGGCCGCGCCGCCCTCCCTCTTCTAACTCACCTGACCAGCCCTTTTCGACGGGCGGGACGCACCGCGTCCCGCCCGTCACCCATGCCCGGATGGAGTGACCGAACCATGAGCGACCGTCAGATGATCGAGACCCGCGTCTGCATCGACGACACCCTCGGCCCGTATGACTGCAAGCTCGACCCCAGCAACCGGTGGAACGGCTGGCTGAGCCCGTACTTCACCCTCGACACCTCCCGCCAGCTCGCCGCCCGCACGATCGAGATGGCCGACGAGTACGGGCACGACAGCGTTGACACCATCCACGTCATCGACGGCCGCGCCGACAGCGCCGCCAGCGTCCACGTCATAGAGGGCGGCACCGACAGCGAGCACGAGCCGCGAGCAGTCGTCGTCCGCATCCGCTGGCAGCAGCTGAACGAAGGCGCCAAGGCCGCAGTCAGCAGCGACCTGGTCATCGGCGAGCAGCCGGAGTCCATCGCACCCGACGGCGAGGGCGAGCCCCGGGCCGTCGTCCTGCACATCCGCTGGATGTACGTGGAGGAGACCACCGAGGACGAGGACGCGGCCGACGTCATCGAGCCCAACGCCGAAGGCCTGTACGGCATCGGCGGCTGGGAATGGACGTGGCACTTCGCCTCCTGGCGGTGCGCCTGCGGCTCCGTCATGGACTGGCACGAGTTCGAGTGCACCGGCTGCCTGCTGAACCGCGACAACCAGCTGGAGAAGAAGCCGTGCGACTGCGGCTGCGATCCCAAGCAGGGCGTGTGGGGCGAGTACGACCTCGAATCCGTTGAGAGCCGCGCCCACTTCATCCGCACCGGCCGCTTCCTCCGCTGGTCCGAGTCGGACGCGCAGCCCTCCCTCTGACCTCCCCCCAGCACACAGCAAGGAGCACACCCATGCCCTACATCGACGCCACCACGCGCGCCTGGGCATCCGCCAGTCCGGCCCGCGCCTACAAGCACGACGGCAGCGTGCTGACCGCCATGAGCTGGTTCTGCGGTGCTGGCGGCGACACGCAGGGAGCGGACGCGGTCCCCGGCGTGCTGACCACCAGAGGCGCGAACCACTGGGACGTCGCACTCGCCACGCACGCGTGGAACAACCCGAACTGCGACCTGTGGAAGGGCGACATCCGCCGGGCCCCGGTCGAGAAGTGGCCGGTCTGCCAGCTCTTCTGGGCGTCGCCGGAGTGCCCGAAGTGGTCGGCGGCCCGGGGCGTGAAGGTCGACTTCGACCGCACGATGCAGGGCGATTTCGACTTCGAAGAGCCGGAGTTCAAGAGCGACAAGGAACGCCGGGCCGCCGAGGAGCGCAGCCGCGCCCTCATGGAAGAAGTCCCCATGTATTTGCGGGGCGTGATCAACCGCGGCGGCTTGGTCCTGGCCGGAGTCGTCGAGAACGTCACAGACTGCCGGGGCTGGGACCAATGGGATCGGTGGGTCGGCGAGTTCCACAAGCTTGGGTACCGGACGAAGCTCCTCGCGATCAACTCGATGCACGTCGTCCCGCGCACCCTGGACCGTGTACCGCAAAGCCGTGACCGCCTGTACTTCGTGTACTGGCACGAGAGCCTCGGCCGCGACCCCGACTTCGACAAGTGGGTCCTGCGCCCCGACGCCTGGTGCGCCGACTGCGACGAACAGGTGCGCGCCGTCCAGGTCTTCCGCGACCCGAAGCGGGACATGGGTCGCTACCGGCAGAGCTACGACTTCCGTTGCCCGCGCTCGGGCTGCCGCGCGATCGTCGAGCCCTACGTGCTCCCCGCCGCGGCCGCCATCGACTTCTCGATCGCGGGAACGCCGATCGGCGACCGGTCCAAGACCGACGACTGCCCCGAGGGCCTCGCCCCCGCCACGATCGCCCGCGTGCGGGCCGGAGGCGCCAAGTATTGGGGCTGGGGTGAGGACTTCTTCGACGACGGGCAGGGCTCGCTCTTTGGCGACGTCGACGAGGCACCCCAGGGGATGCCGGGCGGCCCGCTCCTCGTCCCGGCCGGCGGGACCTGGCGGGAGAAGGCCATCGGCCTGGACCTGCCGATGCCCACCCGGACGACCGTGGAGACCGACGGCATCGTGTTCCCGCCGCTGTTGATTCCGTGCGAGGGCCGCGACGGCAAGAAGCCCATGCGGCTGGAGGACCCGCTGCGCACCCAGACGGCCCGCCTGGAGACCGCCCTCGCCTACCTGCCGTTCGTGATCCCCATGCGGGGCGGCGGCGACAAGGAGAAGGCGCGGCACCTCGGCATGCCGCTTCACTCGGTCACGGCCGGCGGCAACCATCACGGGCTCGTGACCCAGCCTGACCACCTGCTCGTCCCGTACTACGGCAACGGCCAGGCCCGGCCGGTCACCGACCCGATCGGCGCGCTCCCCACCCGCGACCGGTACGCACTGGTCCGCCGCGACTTCAAGATCGACGACGTGCTGTTCAGGATGCTCCAGCCCCACGAGATCGCGAGGGCGATGGCCTTCAGGGCGAAGTACAAGCTCATGGGCTCGAAGCGGCACCAGGTCCGCCAGCTCGGCAACGCGGTGACCCCGGCCGTGGCTGAGGTCCTGTACTGCGCGCTGGTCGAAGCCATCACGGGCGAGCCGATCAGCCGATACGAGCTGGCCGCCTGACCTGCGGCTTCTTAGAAGTTCTTTTGCCGAATAGGGTTCACAAAACTGGTTAGGGCAAGCTCATTTTGGAAGAATGAATGTAGATCAACAAACCACCACAAGCATTGAAAGAGGGAACAAGATGAACCGCTTCGAGACCGAGTTCCAGACCGCGACCCGGGCCGTCACCGCCGCGACCGAGGCCGCCTCCGCCCGCATTGGCGATCTCCTTCGCGATCACCTCCCCACAGTCGCCACGCTCCTCGTCGACACCGATCAGGGCGTCGTGGACTCCTACTACGACAGCGACGGCCAGCCCGTCAGCTTCAACGATTTCGACCTGCCCGACGACGTCTTCGACACGGTCCACGCCGTACTCGACCAGGTCCTCAGCCTCGGCAAGACCTCCGAGGCCCTCACCCGCAACGGCTGGAAGCTGACCCACCCCTTCCCCTTCGCCGGCTTCCCCGTGCGCACCAAGACGGACGACCGCACCTGACCAACGCCCCGGGCCCGGGGGACAGGCAGCGTCCCCCGGCCCTCTCACACCCACCCCTACCGAGAGGACAGACCCATGGCCGACACCCTGCACACCGACCTCGAAACCGCCGTTCACTCCAAGGCCTTCGAGGACGCCTACCAGGCCGCCAGCGTCGCCCGACGCACCCTCTACTCACGCGCGGTCGCGTACGTCGCCCACCTGGTCCGCACGCACCTGCCCGAAGCCGCAACGCTCACCTTCGACACTGGCGAGGTGGAGCTGCACGAGGTGGCGGACGCCAAGGGCAAGGTGCTGTGGCACGCCCCGACCGCCGCGGGTCATGGCCTGCCCGACAGCATCACGGACGAGGTCAAGGGCACCCTCGGCGACGTGATCCCCTTCGGCAACCTGGCCGGAGCGGCAGGCTGGAAGGCAGCCCCGCAGGGCCGGCCCCTCCGCACGATCCGCCTGCCGAAAACCCCGCCGAAGACCGCGAGCAGCTACTTCCCCACCCAGGAAGGCCCGGCCAAGGTGCAGGCCGAGTTCACGCCGGGAGTGCACGCCATGAGGATCACCGGCCCGAACCCGAAGTACGCCCTTGAGACCCGCGACAGGATTCGCGCGGCCATCGTCAACAGCGGCATCCAGTGGCCGCTCGGCGACATGACCGTCACCGCCTGCTGGACCGCGGCTCGCGGCGGCTCCGCCGCCGACCTCGCCCTCGCCTGTACAGCGCTCGCCGCATCTGGTCACGTCCCCGCGGGCTCCGTCAGAGGCGTGGTCATGATCGGCCAACTCGGCCTCGACGGACGAGTCTTGCCGGTCAACGACTTCGACGGCCTCATGCAGGCCGCCATCGACGCCGGCGACCTCAAGTTCATCGTCGCCGAAGCGCAGCTCGCCCAGGCCGCCAAGTTCCCCGACATCGCGGTGGAGGGCGCGCGCGACCTGAACGCAGCCCTGGCCTTCCTCACGGAAATGACCGCCTGACCTGCGGTTTTCTTAGAAGTCCTTTTACTGAAACAGCTTGCCCTAACTGGCTAGGGCAAGCTGTTTCGGAAAGAATGGAAGTAGTTCAACCAGCCACCAACAGCCCAAGGAGCGAGAAATGACGGAGTCCACCACGCAGCCCCTCCTCCACCAGTACTGGGACCGCGAGGACGACGAGACCTTCCAGGAGCTGTTCGAAGGCCCGTGGAGCACACCGACCCTGGCCTACGAACTCGCCAGCACGTTCAGCCCCAACCGGGATCACCCGAAGGTCCGCCAGTTCCTCGCCGAGTACAAGTCGGACGGCTGGGGCGGCTGGGTGCGCGGCAACATCTGCCGGGCACTGGCCGCCGAGGGCGTCACCCTCCGCGACATCAACCGGCGCAAGTCCTGACCGGCCGGACGGCCAGCTGGCCGTCCCTTGAGCGGGCAGCGCGACGGGCCACGGCCTGGTGCGTGCTGCCCGCCCAGGTCGCCACCCCAGTGCCGACCACCCACCCCAACACGTGAAGGGATCACCCCGCATGCCCGCTACCAAGGCCTTCTGGACCGAGTACTTCGAGGACGCCTACCGCGAAGCCGCCCAGAAGCGGCGCGAGGTCATCGACCGCGCCCTGCTCCTCATCGCCCACCTGATCCGCGAGGAGCTGCCCACCGCCACCGCCATCAGCGTCAACGCGAGCGTGCTGACCGCCGTGCACGACGCCAAGGCCACGACCTGGCGGTTCAACGACGAGACCACCAACGGCAAGCTGAGCGAGCGGATCCGCGCCGAGGTCCGGGACACGCTCCTCGACATGCTCACCTTCCACCGGACCACTGCCCCGCTCCGGGCGGCCGACTGGAAGCAGATCCCGGACCAGCCCGGCGCCTTCCGAGTCGACCTGCCCGAGGACCCCGACCAGAACCAGGAGCAGGAGGCTGCCCCGGCCGCCGACGACCGGCCGCACGGGACACCGGGGGAGGACGCCGGGAACTGCGCCCAGTGCGGGCGACCGCTGATCTGGGACGCATCCGGCAAGCGCGTGAACGACGAGTGGGGCGAGTACCTGTGCTACGGCCCCCGTCCGGCCGGCGCGCGGTCCGCCGTCCACGTCCTGGCCGCGCCGCAGACGGCCACGGCATAGCCCAGCAGCAGACGAGGGCCGGGGAGCAGGCAGCGCTCCCCGGCCTCGCGCCATCCAACCAGCTCTGAAAGGGAACGCCATGAGCACCAGCCCGTACGCGGTCGAAGTCACCCGGAGCGTGAGCCTCGTCCTCACCCCGGACGCGATCGCCATCCTGTCCCGCATCGTGACGTCCGACGACGGCCCGGAGCACTACGAGGTGCAGGACATCGACGGCGGCGGCCCCTACGTCATCCGCAGCGGCAGCGAGACCACCCTGCTCACCAGGAACGTCGGTGTGCTGCACGAGCGCTGCGCTCACAACCCCGAGGACGCCGCCCGGTTCGACACCCGCCCGCAGGCCCTCGTCTACGCCTCCCACGCTCTTGCCGCGTGCTGGCCTTGCACCACCCCCAGCTACGAGGAACCCGAGTAGCCACCGCGGGGTGAGGCCGGGGAACAGGCAGCGTTCCCCGGCCTCACTGCGGATCTAAGCACCTCAACACCCCGAGCACTCCACCACCCCAAGCGGCAGCCCCCAGGCCCTCCACGAGATCCACACGGCCCCATGGCGCGCACTCCCGCCCCGCCCACCAGCCCCCAGGAGCGTTCCCGATGTCTACGGCGCAGTTGGCATTCGACCTGCCCGGCTTCGGGTCGGACCTCCCCGACCTCGCCTCGTACGACTGGATCATCGCGAACATCTCGGGCGGCAAGGACTCGATCGCGATGCTCTACGAGCTGTTCTGGGCCGCGCGCGACGCCGACGTCCTCGACCGCATCGTGTGCGTGCACGCCGACCTCGGTTCCGCCGAGTGGGAAGGCACGAAGGAGCTGGCCGCCGAGCACGCCGCCTACTACGGGCTGCGGTTCGAAGTCGTCGCCCGCACGGGCGGCGACCTCATCGACCGGATCGAAGAGCGGGGCATGTTCCCCGACGCCGACAACCGCTGGTGCACATCGGACTTCAAGCGCGGCCCGGTGCGGACCCTGATGACCCGCCTCGTCCAAGAGTCACGAGAGGCGGGGCACACCGGCCGCGTCCGCATCCTCAACGTCATGGGCATACGCGCCGAGGAGTCCCCGGCCCGCCGCAAACTGCTCGCCTTCACCCACGAAGGCGCCTGGACATGTCCCTGCGATGCGTGCGTACCGCGTCGGGCCAAGGCCGAGAAGTACAAGGCGCGCAAGCAGCCCGTGCCGAAGGGCGTCGGCCCCGGCTGGGGCGCCTCGAACACCCTCCGCCACGTCGACGTCTGGTATCCGGTGCACACCTGGTCGACCGTCGACGTGTGGGCGGCCGTCGAAGCGTCCGGCCTGCGCAAACACCCGGCATACCTCGCCGGAATGCCAAGGTTGTCCTGCATGTTCTGCGTCCTCGCGTCCAAGTCGGCGCTCGTGCTGTCGGCTCAGCTCAACCCGGAGCCCGCCGCCCGCCTGGCCCGCATCGAGGAGAAGATCGGGCACCGCTTCCGCAACGACCTGTCCATGGCCGAGATCATCGCGGAGGCCGAGCGGTCCTCGCGGGTCGAAGCCGTCGCCTGCTGGCAGGGCTGAGCCTTGGCCGCGCTCCACGAAGTGCTCTCCACTCGGCACAGGGAAACCCGCTGCGCACTGCTGCGAACTGCGCACCCGGTGGAGCTGAGGTAAGATCCCGATCGGCCGGTCGTTCGAGCAGCGGCGCGACCGCCACCCGCGCTGGTGCGTGTAAGGCAACACGGCCCGACTTCCAGTCGGGCGATCCAGGTGCAAGCCCTGGCCGGCGCTCCACACGATTGGCCCTCCCCGCAGTCCCCGGGGAGGGCCTTCCGCATTCCACGCGACCGCCGACAATGGGCCGACAAACGCGCAGGTGCGCAACCTGCGCAGACGGACTTCAGGAGCGGCCCATGTTCCACGGCTCGATACCCGCGCCCCTCCGTTCGATCATCTACGAGCACGCCGGGACGTGGCCCGGCGAAGACATCTACGTCGGCTGCTCGGGAAACTTCACGATCGAACGCGTGCTGCACGCCCGGTTCGGCGACTCCCGCCGCGTCCACGGCAACGACATCCAGGCGTACTCGTGCGCCCTCGGCTGGTACCTCGCCGGGGACGACCTCAACTACACCCTGCGCGAGGAGTACGAGGAGTCCCTCGGCTGGCTCAAGCCCTACCTGGAGGACCGCACCGACCTCCTCGCCACCCTCATGCTCGGCACCCGCTTCCTCCAGTACGTCGGCAAGGACGGCGCCTACTACCGGCGGATGATGGACGCCACCCGCGACCAGTGGGAGCGGATGCACGACAAGACCGCCAGCAAGCTCCGCGGCCTGCAAACGAAGCTGGGCTCGTTCTTCGCCGGCGACGTCCGCGACTACCTCGACCAGGAGGTGCCCGCCGACGCCCCCGTGGTGATGTTCCCGCCGTTCTACGCGAAGGACTACCAGGCGCAGTTCGCGTCCATCGACGCCGCGTTCAACTGGCCCGAGCCAGCCTTCGACGAGCTCACCGAGGACGGCAAGGAACGCATCATCGAGCAGGTCCAGGACCGGCCCAACTGGGTCCTCGGCCTGCACATCGAACGCCCCGAGCTGCGGGACAAGCTCGCCGGCGTCGTCCAGACCGCGAACCGCGGCCTGCCGATCTACGTGTACGCGGCGGCCGGGCCGCGCCGCATCGTCGGCCCCCGGCAGCCCGTCGAGCCGATCCCCATGCCGAAGATCGGGCAGAACGAGGACCTCGGCGACCGCATGAGCCTGCACGTCCTCAACGCCGGGCAGTTCGCGGCGATCCGCTCCCAGTTCATGTCGAAGACGATCAAGCCCGGCAGCCCGTTGATCGCGTGCGGGGTGGCGGTCGACGGGAAGCTGATCGGCGCGTTCGCCTACCTGCCGCCCAAGTTCGACCCGAACACCGCCTACCTGATGTCGGACTTCCCGGTGTCGTGGACCCGCTACCGGCGCCTGTCGAAGCTCATCGTGATGGCCGCCTCCACGAAGGAGGCGCAGCTCCTCGTCCAACGCTCGCTGTCGAAGCGGATTGACGGCTGGGCCACCACCGCGTTCACCGACCGGCCCAACAGCGCGAAGTACGGGCGGGGCATCCCCGGCGTGAAGCTGCAGAAGCGGACCGAGCCGGGCGCGGACGGCATCCACCGCTACCAGCTCCAGTACGGCGGTCCCCTCGGCGCCTACGACCTGATCGAAGCGCTCACCCTCTGGAAGACCAAGCACGGCAAGGACATGCGATGACCACCAGCAGTCGAATCCGGCCCCGCCTCGTCCAGCGCGACCCGCGCGCCCTCACCCGCCTCGCCGTCAACGCGCACTACCAGACCAAGGAGGAGTACGACCGGCTCGTTGCCAACATCAAGGCCGACGGCTGCCTCACCTCCGTCCCGCTCATCTACGGGGCCGGCGAATACCCGGAGGGCGCCGAGCTCATCGTGTCCGGCAACCACAGGTGCGACGCGGCCGTGGAAGCCGGACTCGACGAGATCACCTGCCTGCTCATCGACGACCCGCAGGAGAAGGACCAGCTGATCGCCCGGCAGCTGTCGCACAACGCCATCACCGGCAAGGACGACCCGGCGACCCTCCAGCAGCTGTACGACCAGATCGAAGACGTCGACTGGCGGGCCTACTCCGGCCTCGACGACGCACAGCTCCAGCTCCTCGCCGAGGTCAGCCCCGAAGGCCTCTCCGAAGCGAACCTCGACTTCGCCACCGTGAGCCTGATCTTCCTGCCCATGGAGCTCGAAGCCGCCCGCGAAGCCTTCAACCAGGCGCGCCTCGGGCAGAACGAGTCCTGGCTCGCCGCACGCGCCGACTACGAGCAGACCCTGGACACGCTCGCCTCGACACATGCCGCGCACAAGGTCGGCAACGTGGCCACCGCCCTCCACGCCATCCTCGCCATCGTCGAGCGCCACCTCGACGAACTCGCCGAGGGCTACACCGCACCCGACGGCACCCACCTCCACTCCGGGCACGTCGGACTCGAGACCGTCCTCGGCGCCCGCACCCTGCCCGCACCCGCGGCCGTCACGATCAACAAGGCCATCGCAGCCGCAGAAGGCCGAGGCGAGATCGAGCAGGGGCAGGGCTGGCGGCTCCTCGAACGCCTCGCCGGCGAATACCTCTCCGGACCCAACCACGTCCCCAGCGACCCGTCATGAGCAGCGTCGGCATCCAGTTCGCGGGCGGACCCGTCGACGGGCAACTCCTCGCCATCCCCGCAGACCCCTGGAACCCGCCCCACACCTGCGAGCTCCGCAACGCCGACGGCTACCGACTCGTCTACCGGCGTCACGTGAACCCGGCAGACGACGGCCCCCTATGGCTCTACCGCTACGAAGGCACCGCACGACGGGAGGAACGGGCCACATGAGCACCCGTCCACCCATCACCCTGAGCCCCGAACTCGACCCGTGGGAACGTCAGCCCAACGAGACCCCCCACAAACACGGACAGTTCGCCACCTACAGGGACCTCGGCAGGACCCGCACCCTGACCGAAGCCGCACGGAGGCTGACACTCGCGTACGGGCACGTGAGGAACCTCGCCGCCCAGTACCGGTGGCGTGAGCGCGTCGAGGCCTACGACCGGCACCTGGACCGGCAGTACGAGGCGATGTGGCTGGAGGAGCGCCGCAGGGCCGCAGAGACCGACGCGAAGATCCTCGGCGCAGCGATCGGCAAGCTGGCGCAGCGGCTGACGACGTTGAACGCGGCCGAGTTGTCGGCCGGTGACTTCATCCGGCTGATGGACGTCGCGATGCGGCACCGGCGTGTCCTGTTCGGTGACCCCACGGAGACGATCGCCGTCACCAGCGAGGGCACCAACGCGCTGGCGCACCAGTTCGCCGAGTTCGCGCAGATGCCGCCGGAGCAGCGGCGTGCCCGCCTGAGTGAGCTGGCGGCGTCGGTGAACCAGCGGATCAAGGCCGTGGACGGCAGCGACGACGAGGACGAGGAGGCGTAGCCCGTGACGACGGCCGTGGACGAGCTGGCACACCAGGATGACGAGGAGGTCTACCGGCAGCTGGAGGCGGCACGCCGGGCGATGAGCGCTGACCTGCTGCGGGATCCGGTGACGCTCGCCCGCGGCCTCGACCGGAACTTCCGGATGCGCCCGCACCTGAAGCTCATCGGCGATGCGCTGGCCGAGGTGGGGCGGGGCGAGTACGACCGGCTGCTGATCCTGACCCCGCCCCAGGTCGGGAAGAGCACGACGGTCGCGGAGTGGTTCCCGTTCTGGTGGCTGTGCACGTTCCCCGTGGACAAGGTCGCGGTCACCTCGTACGGCGACGACCTGGCGCTCCGGCGCGGCAAGAGGATCCGCGGCTACGTCGAGGAGTACGGCGACGAGTGGGAGCTGCGGATGAAGCCCGGCTCCGGGGCGATGCAGGACTGGGAGGTCACCGCGGGCGGCGGCTGCCGCTCAGTGTCCGTCGGCAAGGGCCTCACCGGCTTCGACGTGAACCTTCTGATCATCGACGACCCGCACAAGGACCGCGCCGACGCCGAATCGGAGGCCGCACGGCGTGCCCTGCACGACTGGTACAGCTCGGCGGCCCTGTCCCGCCTCCAGCCCGACCGCAGCGCCGTGGTGGCGATCCAGACCCGCTGGCACCCCGACGATTTCGCCGGGCGCCGTATCCAGGAAGAGGGCCGCATCGAGGACGGCGGCCGGTGGAAGGTGATCCACCTCCCCGCGGTCGCCGACCCCAAGTTCGGCGAGGACCCGCTCGGCCGCGAGCCCGGGGAGCCGCTGCCCCACCCGAAGATCCCCAGCCGGGCCGTCGCCAGGTTGAAGGCGTGGTGGGCGCAGAAGAAGGCAACGTCGATCGTCCGGGACTGGCACGCCCTCTACCAGGGCGACCCCCAGCCTGGTGAAGGAGCGCTTGTGTCCGAGGAACTGCTGCGCCTGCTGCGTGACACCACCACGCCCGTGGAGCCGCAGAAGATCGCCGTGTCGATCGACCCGTCGGGTGGCGGCCGGGACGTTGCCGGTGTCATCGGTGGTTTCCTCGGCGACGACGGCCGCGTGTGGATCACCGACGACGTGTCGGCGCCGATGTCGTCGGCCGAGTGGTCCATGGCCGCCTGTCGGCTCGCGTACCGCACGAACGCGTCGATCATCTACGTCGAGTGGAACTTCGGCCGGGACATGTGTGTGTTGGCGATCCAGACGTCGTGGGAGAAGCTCCAGCGGGACGAGGAGATACCCAAGAACGTCCTCATGCCGGCGATCCTGCCGGTGCGGGCCAAGCAGGGGAAGTTGCTGCGGGCGGAGCCGATCGCCCAGCAGATGGTGCAGGACAAGGTCCGCTTCCGTGGCCTGTTCCCCGACATGGAACGCGAGTGGTCGACCTGGCAGCCCACGGACCCCGATTCGCCGGGCCGGATCGACGCCTCCTGTGTCCTCGTGTACGGGCTGATCCCGGAGGCCAACGCGGGCGCCATCGTCCACGCCCCGCTCGCGCAGGCCCCCCAGGGCGGCGCCCGCAGCGGCATACCGGGCAGTGTGCAGCCGAACCGGCCGGCGTCCCCGTACGGGCGCCGTATCGGCCGGTAGCGGCATCGGCCGTGGCCGTCCGGGGCGCGGCGGCATACACCGTCCCGGGCACACTGGTGGGCGTGAAGATGCCGCGTGTCGAGTGCGAAAGCTGTGGCCGGGGGGTCGCCGCCGGGATGGTTGCCGGACGCCCCGGCAAAGGCCGTGTGTGGCGTCACGACCCGCCCGGTCGGCGCCGCCTGCACGACGATTCCCTGGTGTCCTGCCCCGGCTCGCTCTCGATCGTGCCCCTGCTGGTGCCCGGCGAGCAGCTGCAGCTCGTGGAGACCGAAGACGGAGATGTCGGAGACGTTGAAGCGATGTCTTTGTTTTGACCGGGCTGGGGTTGTTGGGGGCTAACCGCCCCAAGTCCCGTTGAGATTTTCGTTGATGCTGAGGCCCGTCATCTGGATAGTGCATCCGCTCGTGGTAGCGACAGCCTTCTCTGCCATCGGGTAGGCGGTGAAGGACAAAGTTTGCGTGTCTTTCAAGCCGTTCACGCCGATCCAGTAGGTCGAGCCGTTAGCGGGGCCCGACCAGATCGCGTCATGGAGCTTCCGGCCTCGCAGTCGCCTCGTGGGCTGATGCGGCTGGTGCGGGTCTTCCTTCCAGCCGTCCATACCTGGGGGTGTGGCGTCACTTACGGGGAGGCCCCAAAGCCAGCCGGTATCCGCATGCTGGACGAAGAACACCCCGGTCCCGTCCGCGTTCAAGGGGGGATCCGTGATGGTGAGGAACAGCATGAGGTTATCCAGTACAACCCTGTACTCGGGCGGGCCGATAATGTCCACGCCGAGTACGTATTTCGCGTCTGGAAACTGCTCGAGGGCTCCCGGGGCCGACGGGCGCAAGAGCACGCCCCCGATGAACAACAGTGGTGAATGACACGTGGAGTCGATCTTTGTGGCGGTCGCGGGCATGGTTGCCACCTCTGGTTGATGAATTGCGTCGTGCAGACCTGCTCCTGTCCGGCATGCTGCTGTGCGCTGCAAACGGGCGCCGAAAGCCGGGGCAGGTGAGCGCGTAGATGGACCTTCCTCGGTGCTCACACGAGGGCATAGCTCAATCTCCATGCAAGCACCGTCGCGGACGTGCTGCCAGTTGGATCTGTCCCGCCCCGCACGCCCACAGCCTGAAGGTCGCTGCGGTGGAGGGGCGTCGCCGCCGCGCTAGAGCTGACGGCGGAAGACCTCGACGCGGGCGACATCGAAACGATCGCCCTGTTCTGATCCCGCCCGCCTACTGCGCACTGCGCGCGCACTGAAGGTCAGTGCGCGCGCAGTATCCTTGCCGCCGTTCCTGACCTGGGATCTTGATGGAGGCGGCCTGTGATCTCTCTGCCCGTGCTCGCTGTGCTCGGATTTGCCGCCTACAGGGCGACACAGCTCGGCGTCCATGACTCAATCCTCGACCCGGCCAGGACACGGCTCGCCGCCTGGCACGCCCGCAAAATCGACTCCCAGCCCCGCGGCTTCCTCCTCCAGCTCATCAGCTGCGTCTACTGCTTCGGGTTCTGGCTGTCCGGCGTGACGCTCCTCGCGTACCTCTGCGCCACCGGCAGCTGGGGGAACACCTCGTGGATCGTGCACGGCGTCGAGTGGTTCGCGGTGGCCGGCGTACAGGCCCTGCTGAACCGGCGCGATGACACGCTGGACGGCTGAGCATGCCCCGCCAGCTCACCGCGGCAGCCGCCCGCTACAGCGTCAAGACGGCCAACCTTCGCAGGGGCACGACCAACGCCTCATGGCAGGAACAGGCGTGGCGGTTCTTCAAGGAAGTCCCCGAAGTCCGCTTCTCCGGCACATGGGTCGGCAACGCCATGTCCGGCGCGACCCTGTTCGCCGGGCGCCGCGCCGATGACGGAACGATCGAACGCGCCCCCGACAACCACCCGGCGTCGGAGATCGTCCAAGAGATCGCGGGCGGCCCCGACGGGCAGTCCACGATCCTCGGCGACTTCGGCCCGCACCTCGTCGTGGCCGGGGAAGGCTGGATCGTCATCCAGCCCACCGTCGACAAGACCAACCTGGTCAATGGCTACGACTGGCGGGTGCTGTCCACCCGCGAGGTGAAGCCGCAGGGCGGAGGGAAACTCGTCGCCGAGATCGAAGGCGAAGAGATAGCGATCCCCCCGTACGATCCGAACGCCGACGCGGACCCGACGGCACCGATCGCGATACGCGTGTGGAAGCCGTCCCCCGACCGGCACATCGAGGCCGACAGCCCCGTCCGCGCCAGCCTCGGCCTCCTGGAGGAACTCCAGCTGCTCAACGCGGCCGTTGCCGCCATCGCCCGCTCCCGCATCACCGGACGCGGTGTGCTCCTCGTCCCCAAGGGCACGCGCTTCCCGACCTCGCCGGGGCAGGGCGGCGACGCAGAGGACGACCTGCTGGAAGTGTTCCTCGACGTCGCGTCGACCGCGATCCGCGAACCCGACAGCGCCGCCGCGACGGTGCCGATCATCCTCGAAGTGCCCTCCGAGGTCATCGCCGACATCAAGTGGCTGTCGTTCGAGTCGAACTTCGACGAGCTCGCGCTGAAGCTCCGCGATGAGGCGATCCGCCGCTTCGCGAACGGCCTGGAAGTCCCCGCCGAAATCCTGCTGGGCCTGTCCGACGCGAACCACTGGTCAGCGTGGGCCATCAGCGCGGAAGCCGTCCGCCTCGGCGTGGAACCGCGCCTGGCGATCGTCTGCCACGCCCTGACCACCCAGTGGCTGCGCCCCCTCCTCGAAGACGACGGCGTGGAGGACCCCGACGAGTGGCTCGTCTGGTACGACACCAGCCAGCTCCGCGTCCAGGCCAACCGCGCCCAGACCGCCCTTGAGGCCTTCCAAGCCGGCCTGATCTCCGCTGCCGCCGCCCGCCGAGAGACCGGCTTCGACGAGGCCGACGCCCCCACCGCCGAAGAGGCCGCCCGCAACAAGAGCGCCGACCAGGCGCCCGCCGACAACCCTGACGAGGAGACGCCGAGCAACGTGACGACGCTGCCAGTAGGTGAGACGACCAGCATCCCCGACACCCTGCCCGCCTCGGCCGGCCCCCGCATCGCCGACGGCCTCGTAGCGGCCGTCGACGTCCTCATGTGGGCCGCCCTCGCCGCCGCCGGGGAACGCATCCGCAACAAGCCCGCCTGCCCCCGCTCCGAACGTGCCCGAGCCCGGGACATCCGCCCCGGCGAGGTCCACACCGTGTACCCGGTCGACGCCGACATGATCGACACGTGGCGTCTCCTCGACGGCGCTTGGGTGCGTGTCCCCGAAGTCGCCGCCCGCTACGGCATGAATGCCGACTGCCTGACCGACGCCCTCGACGACTACGCGCGCGCCCTGATCGCCGCCCGCATGGCGCACACCTACAACGAGACCGAGAAGCTGCTGCGCCTGTCGACCTGCTTCACGGAGGCGGCATGAGCCCCCGCCCCCGCAGCACGCCGCTCACCATCACCGCGGTGATGGGTCCCCCGCGCACCGAATGGTGCCCGAGGTGCAAGGCGTACACCCTCACCTGCACGAACCTGCACCTTCTGACACCGGCCGGGGTGACGAAGAGCCACGCGTACGCCCTGTGCGAGATATGCGACGACCCCGACGACCCGGAGGTGAACCGTGGCTGACGTCGAACAGCAGCTCCAGGCCGCCGAGCAGGCGGTCGCCGAGGAAGTGCGGGCTGTCCTCGACGAGGTAGCGGCCGAGATCAGCAGGGGACTTGGCGACGCCAGCGAGATCGTTGCCGCTCGGTTCTCCCTCTCCCGGATCGGCCGCATGTGGACCGCCAGGGTGCCGCGCATCATGCGGCGGCTCCTCGGGATCGCCGAGACCGCAGCCCACCAGGCCGCCGACGACGTCAACTCCGAGCTGCCCGACGGGTGGGAAGACCTCCCAGGCCAGCACGACCGTGGGGACGACCTGCCCGCCTCGCTCGGCTCGTACGTCACCGACACCGAGCACCTGCTGCGCGCCGTCGGTGACCGGCTCACCGCGGCGGCCGTCGCCGAGCTTGCTGCCGGCCGCGACGCGGGCGAGGACATCGACCAGCTCCGCACCCGGCTGCGTGGCCTGTTCTCCCGTGCGGGTGCCGAGCTCGGCGAGACCCGTGAGGAACGCATCGCCCGTACCGAATCCACTCGTGCGTGGAACGCGTCCACGCTGGCCGCAGCGCAGGACCTCACCAGCCCGGACCGGCCCCTCGTCAAGCAGTGGCTGACCCGGCGTGACACGAAGGTTCGCGACACCCACAAGGACGTCAACGGTCAACTGCGGCTGCTGGATGAGGCCTTCGCTGTCGGCGGCGTCGCGATGGACTATCCCGGCGACCCCACTGCGCCGCCGCAGCTCACCGTCAACTGCCGATGCACCCTGCGATTGGCGCCAGAACGGCGCACCGCAGCCGCAGGAACTCAGGAAGCCTCCACGGCCGGATTTTCAAATCCAAGGGAAGTGGCCGCCGCTGCCTCCCAGCACACGGGGGCGATGATCGCGCTGCTCCCTACGGAGGAGGACGCGCAGCGCCTGGCCGTGGATGGTGGCGAGTCGGCCGAGGACCTGCACTGCACGCTCGTGTTCCTCGGCAAGGGCGCCGACTGGAACCAGGAGCAGCGCGCCGCCCTCGTCGCGGCGATGCGCGAGTACGCGGGCACCGCGCCTGTGGCGGCGCGGGCGTTCGGCGCCGCCCACTGGAACCCGCACGGCGACGAACCCGTGTGGGTGTGGAACATGGGCGACGACCGGGAGGACCGCGACCCGTCCGCGCCGACGCTGCACGACATGCACGTCGCCGCCCTCTACGCCGTGACCGACGCCTACGCGGAGCTGCCCGATATCCCCGAGCAGCACACGCCGTGGCATGCCCACGTGACCGCGATCTACAGCGCCGCCGCGGAGCGCTTCTACGACCTGGTCGGGCGCGTTGGCCCCGTCACCTTCGACCGGGTCCGCGTCGCATTCGCCGGCGAGCACTTCGACATCCCGCTCGGCCCTGCAGAGGAGGAACCCCCCATGGCCACCCCCGTCCAGGCAGAGGCAGAAACAGCCCCGCCGCCGGTCCGTACCTGGTCCACCCCCGACGGTGCCGCCCTCGCGTTCGAAAACCAGCAGACCGGCGACGGCAGGATCTTCACCCGCGGCGCCCTGTACTGGGACGGTGCAGGGCCGTGGCCGCTCCAGTACGCGGAAGCCATGGGGCAGGGCCACGACGGCGCCGAGCTGGCCGGGTCGATCCAGAAGCTCGGCCGCAGAGGCGACGACATCACCGGCAGCGGCGGCCTGTACCTGACGCAGCCCGCCGGGTTCGACGCCGTCCTCCTGCTGGAGCAGGGAGCCCCGCTCGGTGTGTCCGTGGACCTGGACGACGTGGACGTGCAACTCGTCGACACGACCGCCACCCCCGGCGAAGACGAGGCCGACATCCCGGTCCTGGCAGCGTCGTTCGCGTCGGCCAGCGTCATGCGCCTCGACGACGGCACGTGGATGATCAGCGGCCGGGAACGCGCAGAGTGGACCGCGTCGGGCGTCGAAATGGCGCACAGCGCCCGCACGACGATGCTGTTCACCAGCCCCGGCGGAACCATCTCGGCCGCGACCGCGCGCCGCGTGTTCGGCAACCAGCTCACCGCGGCCGCCGGCGAATCCGACCCGGGCGAGGGCGTCGTCTTCCACGAGGAGAAGTCCGGGGACTTCCTCGTCAGGATCACCCGCGCCCGCCTGCGTGGGGCCACCCTCGTGTCGATGCCCGCCTACGACAAGGCCCGCATCGTCCTCGACCCGCCCGGCGAGCAGACCGCGTCCGCGCCCGTACTGGTGGCCGCCTCGGGTGACAGTCACGAGCGGCTCGTCACCTACGTGCGTTCCTCCCCGACACCGGTCGGCCCCCGCCACCTCGCCGACAAGCTCGGCATGGCCCTGGAGACGGTCCACAGCCATCTCGCCCGCGCCATCGAGGCTGGCACCGTCGTACGGCTCGCCCGGGGCCTGTACGTGGGTGCCTCCACGCTGCCCGAGGGCGAGGTCACGGCCGCCGCGTTCGGTGACTCGGACCTGCCCGTGCACGACGATGCGGAAGCAGCCTGGGACGGCAGCAAGGCGGCGTCCCGCATCCTCGCCTGGGCCACCGACGACAAGGGCGACGTCGACGCGGACAAGCTGGGCCAGGGCTTCCTGTACCGCGATGACGCCGCCGACCCGGCCACGGCCGGCGCCTACAAGCTGCCCTTCGCGGACGTGTTCACCGACGGCGACACGCAGCGCCTGGAGATCGTCGCCGACGGCGTGTACGCGGCAGCCGATGTCCTCGAAGGCTCGATGGGCGGCGTCGACCTCCCGGACGACGACCGCAAGGCCGTCAGGTCCCGCGTCGAGACGCTGTACCAGAAGCTCGCGAAGGCCTTCGACGATGACACGATCCAACCGCCGTGGAGCGATGAGGCGACGGCATCTGCCGCACTCGACGCCCTGTACGACGAGCGCGGAGCCCAGATCGTCGCCTCCGCCTGGCAGGTGATGCATGCCGAACAGCCCATGCGTGCCGAATGGTTCCGCGAGCCCACCCCCGAGGAACTCCCGCCCGGGAGCGGCGGCGTCCACATCGTCGACGGCCGCGCCTACGGCTGGGTGGCGCAGCGGGGTGTACCGCATGCCTCGCATGGCCGGAAGGTCACCATCGAGAAGCTCGCCGCGCGGGGACTGGACTTCTCCCATTTCCTTCGCGCCGCGTTCCGCCTAGACGACGGCAGCGAGGTCCGCGCCGGTGCGATGACGATGAACGTCGGCCATCACCGGGACGGCTACGAGTGCGAGAGCGCCGTCTGCCAGTTCGACGACACGCGCACCGTTGCTGCGGTCGTCACCGTCGGCATGAACGAGGGCGGCCTGTGGTTCTCCGGCGCGGCAGCACCCTGGCTGTCCCCGTGGGATCGCACCGTGTTCCAGGCGTGCCAGCCCTCGTACCACATGACGCAGGGCAGCGACGGGCGTTGGCAGCTCCGCGCTGTCCTGTCCGTGCCGGTACCGGGACACTCCTCGCCGCTGACCGCTGCCACGGTCATCGACCGGTCGAACCTCGCCCTCACCGCGGCTGCGGCAGCCATCGACGAGGTCACCGCCAGCGAACCCCCGCGAGCCGCAGCCGGGGAGCCGGAACCCGAGCACGGCCGCGCCCGCGACGAAGCGCTCACCGCAAGCACCGTCGACGAGGTCACCGCCGCACTCCTCCAGCCCGCATTCCTCGACCAGTTCGCGCAAGCCCTCCAGGACCGCGAAGCCGAGCGCGCAGCCGCCGCGCGCGCCGAACTCGAAGAACTCACCGCGCGACTCGCACCCCTCCGCGCCGAGATCGCCGCAACCGCTGCCCAGCAGCAGGAAGGGAACTGACCCATGCCGTGTGCCTGCCAGAAGAACAAGAAGCAGTACGAGGTGGTTGACGCTGCCGGGAACCGGGTGTTCGGGCCCACCCCGTACAAGACGACCGCCGACGCCATGGCCGCGCGTGGCGACGGCCGCCAGGTCCGCGAGGTCAGCAAGGGAAGTAACTGATGGCGTGCGGCTGCAACAAGCCCCGGCCCAGGAGCGCGTCCGCCGCACCGGTACGCACCCTGTACCGCGTCGTCCTCGATGGCGGCAAGGGCAAGACCGCCTTCCAAACCCACGCCCCGGCCACGGCACAGGCGGTCGCCAAGAACTATCCGGGCAGCATCGTCGACCCCGACCCCGGTGAGGCATCCGCAGCCCAAAGCACGGCACCCGACGCCACCAGCGTCACCGCTACCTGACACCCTGGCACGGGCGGCCACTCTTGGGCCTGAGCTGGCCGCCTGTGCAGCTAATATTCGTTTCTGACTGCTGGTTTAGGGCCGAGTCTCCTTGATCCCTAGGAGACACCGGTCATGCCTGAGCCGTTCGAGCTTCCCGAAGACCTCGGCACCCTGGACGACGAGCAGCTTGCCGCCGCCCTTGAAGGCGCCGTTCAGGCCTTCGACACCAGGGCCACGTCCAACCTCGTCACCCCCGACGACGTCAAGGCGCTGCGCTCCCTCACCGCGGGTATCGAGGCCATGCGGCAGGAGCAGCAGGACCGCATCGACGCTGCGCGGGCCACCGCTGCGGAGATCGAGCAGCTCGCGGCGAAGGTTCGCGGCGACGACCCGGCGGCTCCGCAAGCGCCGGAGGCACCCGCCGCCCCGGCCGATGAGGACACGCCGGCCGAGCCCGAGCCGGAGGCGGAGCCTGCGGTGTCCGCCTCCGCGTCCCTCGTGAAGCGGACCGTCCTGAACCTGGGTGCCGTGCGCGCCTCCCAGCCGCGCGTGCTGCCGGAGCCGCCCGCTCCGGGCACGACCATCACCGCGGCCGTGGACGTTCCCGGGTACACCCCGGGTTCTCCGCTCGACTTCGGGCAGGTCGTCACCGGGATCATCAGCCGCGCCAACGCCCTGAAGACGGCCGGCGGTGGCGTGGGGCAGGTCATCTCCTACCGGCACCCGTTCGCGGAGGACCTGGTCGTCACCGATTCCAGCTCGGCGCCCGAGGGCACCACCGTGGCGCTCGCTGCCCAGAACCAGGCGCGGCTCCCGCAGGGTGACCTCGTCGCCTCCGGCGGCTGGTGCGCGCCCAGCGAGACCTTGTATGACATCACTGGCGTGGCCTGCCCCGACATGCTGTGGGACGCCCCGGAGATCCAGCTGTCGCGCGGTGGTCTGCGCTACTACAAGCCGCTCAGCCTCGACGTTTCCTCGATGACGTGGGTCCACACCGAGGCCGACGACATCTCCGGCGCCACCAAGCCGTGCTTCCGGATCCCGTGCCCGGACCCGGTCGAGGTCCGCTGTGACGCCGTCGGTGTGTGCCTGGAGGCGGGCATCCTGACGCAGCGCCACTTCCCGGAGCTGGTCGCCTGGTACCTGCGCAACGCGATGGTGGCGCACGAGATCCGCATCAAGCAGGTCCTGTTCCAGCAGGCGCTTCAGACCGCGACGCCGGTCGTCATGGCCCCCACGTTCGGCGCGCTGTCGGCGATCTACGCCGCCGTCGCCCTCCAGGCCGCCGACATGATCGAGCGCCACAGCCTCTGTGACACGATCGCCCTCGAAGTCGTGTTCCCGTGGTGGTCGCGGAACCTCTTCCTGTCCGACCTGGCGCGGCAGAACGGCGTCAACATCTGCGACCTGTCCCCGACCTGCATCCAGGACGTGTTCTCCACGCTGGGTGTGCGGGTGCAGTTCGCGCGCGGCCTGTCCCCGGCTGTCCCGTCCGACATCGGCGCCGCCACCCCGGCCACCGAGTGGCCGGCCAACGTGAACTTCCTGGTCTACCCGTCCGGTTCGATCCAGATCGGCCGTGGCGAGGAGGTCAACTTGGGCGTCGTTCACGACAGCACGAAGTTCGTCACGAACGACTACACCGCGCTGTTCGCGGAGGAGTGCGTCGCCCTCGTCGACCGCTCGGTGGACACCCGCCTCATCACCGTCCCGGTCTGCCCGGACGGCGCAACCGGCGCCCAGCTCGAACTGGTCTGCGCCGCAGGCAGCAGCTGACCCCCACCCCATCCGCAGCCCCGGCCCTCTGCCCTGCCGGGGCTGCCCGGATGAGAGGAGGTGAGGCAGATGCCAGCAGCCGGACTCCGTAAGCGCGTCGACCCGATCCCGGGTAACCCGTCGCCGTACGGCATCCTCGGCGGTTGCGTCGAGATCGAAGACGTGGCCGACGTGCACGAGCTTCTCGGCACCGAGTGGATGCCGCTGTCCTGCGCGGCGGCGCACGACTGGGAGTGGTGCCCCGACGGCAGCAGCACACCCGGCCCGACGATGAAGACGTTCGAGCGGCCCGGCGTGTGCTCCGCCTCGCCGATCACGATCTACGCCGGCGTCACCTGCGGCACGGTCGGCTGGCCGTACGACGAGGCCGTGCAGCACGCCCGCGAGACGCTCCGCATGGGAGAACAGCGGGCGCTGGAAGAGTGGTTCATGCGGGACGTCCTCTGCGACATGTCCGTGGACCTCACCCCCGGTGCCGCAGTCCCCGTCGCGCAGGGCGTGGCCGCGCTCGAAGGGTGGCTCGCCGAAAACTACGGCGGGCAGGGCCTCCTCCACGTCCCGGCCGCCGCCGCAGCCCTGATGGGCTGCTGCAACGTGGTCACCCGCACGCGGGACACCCAGTGCCCGGAGACCCTCATGGGCAACGGCGTCATCTTCGGGGCCGGTTACGCCCTGAACGTGGGCGGTGCGGACTGCACGCAGGCCCCGGACGGCGAAGCGTGGCTGTACGTGACTGGGCCCCTCCGGGTCCGCCGCGAGGCGCCCGCGATCGTGCCCGGCACCGACGCGGAGAGCTTCCGCATCACGACCAACGACCGTTTCGTCCTCGCCGAGCGCAGCTTCGTCATCGAAGTCGCGTGCTGCGAGGCAGCAGCCATAAGGGTGTCGCTGTGTCCGTGCTGATGATCACCGTGCAGCCGTCGAGCACCATGCGCGTGGAGTTCGCCAAGTGGGCCGTCCGGCAGACGCCGAAGGTCCGCACCTGCGCCCCGAGCGCGTTCTCGGTCCCGCCTCACCTGTTCACGCACATGCCCGAGGAGCTCCTCATCGGAGCCACCGTCGACGGGCATCCCTACCGGTCCCCGCTCGAAGACGAGGCCCTCGCCGCCGCGTCGCAGTGGCACACCGGCGTCCCGGGCGAGCCTCTGCCCGAGGTTCCCGAAGCAGCGTACGGGCCCGACGCTGTTCAGCTGCCGGAGCCGGAGCAGCGGCCGGCCCCGGCTGGTGCCGCGCCCTCAGAGGGGGAGGGCGCGGCCATCGTCTGCGACGTCTGCTCCCGGCCGTTCGGTACCGCGCGCGGCCGTGACACCCACCGCCGCCAGGCGCACCCGGAGGTGGAGTGATGGCAGTAACGCCCATCCCATGCGCCTGTGGCGGCGGCGGTGGCGGCACAGGGGAAGCGTGCTGCGCCCCGTCGATCACCTCGACGCTGCTGTGCCGCCCGGACTGCACCACGATCATCGTCGTCGTCGAGTCCGGGTGCACCGGTTGCGACGCGCCGCCGACCCAGCCGCAGGTCGTCGGCTGGGTCGACCCAGCCACCGGCGCTTTCACCGTGGGCCCCGCCCCGGCCGATGCCGCGCCGTGTGACGGCTGCGGCGGCTGTGTCGACACGATCTGTGTCACCCGCTGCGACGACACCACCGGGGACGGTGCTGCCGACACCACGTACAGCGAGCTGTGGTGCGTCAAGCAGGACGGCACGACCGAGCTGGTCCTCACCTACCAGGATGACCCTTCAACGCCCTACACGCCGACCAGCCCGGTCGACTGCGAGTACGGCAGCGTCGAGTGCCACACCCAGCTGCTGTGCCACGCCAGCGGCCCGTTCCTGCGCCGCTACACCTTCCTGAACGGACAGGCGACGTTCGAGGATGTCGCCCTGGACGGGCAGACCCCGCACATCGTGACCGGCACGGTCGGCGTGTGCACCCAGGACTGCGTCGACACGATCTGTGTGACCCGCTGCGACGACACCACCGGGGACGGCGCCGCCGACACCACGTACAGCGAGCTGTGGTGCGTCAAGCAGGACGGCACGACTGAGCTGGTCCTCACCTACCAGGACGACCCGTCGAAGCCGTACACGCCGGTTGCGCCAGTCGACTGCGAGTACGGATCGGTGCAATGCCATACGCAACTCCTGTGCGATGACGGCGGCCCCTTCCTGCGCCGGTTCACGTTCCTGTCCGACGGGACCGCGTCCTTCGTAGACGTCGCGCTCGACGGTGAGACGCCGCACATCGTGTCCGGCACCATCCGCGACTGCGCCCAGACCTCGGACTGCGACCAGCCGCGCGAACCGGCCGCCACCGTGGGCTTGTGTCTCGCCGACGGGACCCCGATCGCCGTCGTCGTCACCCGCGACTGCCAGGGCGTCACCCGCGAAGAGGGCTGGATCAACCTCACGACCGGCGCCTACTCGACCGGACAGCCCCCAGCCGGGGTCATGGCGTGCGGCGAGTCCCGCAGCATCACAACGACCGGCACCTTCTGCGACGTCGACGCGAACGGGAACGTCGTCGGCCTGGTCCTGATCGAGTACACCTACGCGGCAGACGGCAGCGTCTCGAGCGTCCGCCTCGTCGACGCCACCACCGGCCAGACCTACACCGCGCAGGGCACGATCACGACCTGCCCGGCTGGCGTCGACCAGCCGGAACAAGACCTCGTCGTCCTCTGCGACATCGCAGCGGACGGCACCGTGACCCGGTTCATCCGCGACTACCGGCGCGACGAGAACGGGCAGATCGTCGGGCACACGGACTACACGCTCGCCGGGGCGAACTACCAGCCGACGGGCACCGTCGACGTCTGCGAAGGCGCGCCCACGGAGCCATGCCGCAACAGCAGCACGCTCCTCCTGTGTGACCTGCCGACCGACGGCACGCCGACCCCGACCGTCACAGACAACGACCCAGGCCCGTACTACCCGTACAGCACCGGTGTGGCCACGGCCGGCGCCCAAGTGCTGTGGGACGGCGGCACGCTCACCCTCCCGCAGGCTGCGGGGCCGCAGCCGGGCACGACCGGCACTGTGCGCACCGCCGCGGCGACCATCCAGGCGCCGCGGCCGGTCTGCGACGCCGGTACCGCCCACGTGTCGGTGCAGGTCGACGCCGCCCAGCTCGGCCCGGATGACGGGTGCGCCTCCACCGGTTTCATCGGCCTCTACAACGGGCCCGGCGACGCGAACCGCATCGCCCTGGACCTCGCCCCGAAGAACACTCCCGCCGGGTGGACGGGGACGCTCACGGTCGAGGCCGACGTCCCGGCCGCCGACCTCGCCGCCGGGAACATCACCGTCCTGCTCGCGTTCGACGCCTACGACGACAGCGGCGGCATCTGCCCGGGGGTGCGCCACACCTCGTGGCAGCTGTCCCAGTTCCACGCAACCGTCGTCTACGACCAGACCGGATGCGCTACGCAGTTCGTGCGCAACGTCATCACGGACTGCGAGACCGGCGCCGTCCTCACCGTCACGGACACCACCCTCGACGGGCAGCCGTACACGGTCACCGGCGAGCCCGGCCAGTGCCAGGCCGGCGGCGGGGAGTGCTGCCCCGAACCACCGTGCCCGGCACGGAACATCGTGCAGGCGGAGAAGTGCGACGACACGGACGGCGACGGCATCGCCGACGCCTGGTACGTCGAACTCCTCGGCGTCGACTGCACGGGCACGCCCACCCCGCTCGGCACGTACACCTGCGACCTGTCGGCGCCGTACACGCCGGTTGCGCCGGTCGACTGCGACGCGCCGGACCCGGTCGTCGAGCGCCCCGCAGGCGTCCAGGCACACCGCGTACAGCTCGTCCCGGGCAAGGTGTGGGACGCCTCCCAGTACGGCACGCTGCGCGCTATCCAGGCGACCGCCCGAGGCGGCACCGGCACCGTCACCACCGCTGACGGCACGAGCGCGCTCTTCGACGGCGAGACCGCCCAGTGGTCCATCACCAGAGACATGGATGTGCGGCTCATCGGGCCACTGACGATCACCGCGACGACGGGTGCTGTCGTCGTCAACTGGACTGAGGGAGTAGACCTGTGAGCGGTTGCGGCTGCGGCCAGACCCCCATCATCATGAGCGCCACTCCGGCCGCCGCGCGGGTCGACGTGGAAACGGTGCTGCTGTGCGACGTCCTCGCGGACGGCACCGTGGCCGGCCTCGCCCTCGTCGAGCCCGTCTACGACACGAGCAGCGGCGCCCGGGTCGGGACACGGATCGTCAACCCGACGACTGGCGCCCCGTACACGCCGACCGGCACGCTCGGCGTCTGCGGCCCCCAGAGCGACCAGTGCGCCCGGCAGATCAGCACGCGCACCCGCTGCGACGACACCAACGCCGACGGCACCGGAGACGTCACCTACGTCGAGGTGTGGGCGCTCGACCCCTGCGACGGCGGCGCCCCGCAGCTCCTCGGCACTTACCGAGACGGGGACTTCGCGCAGCCTTACACGCCGACGGCCCCCGCCGACTGCCCGGACGCCACCGCGGACACCCCGGTCGTCCTGGGAACGGTCTGCTACGACGCCGGCGGCGGAGCCACGCGCACTGCGGCAGTCCTGAAGTGCGCTGCGTGCGGCGACCCGGCCGTCTCCTACCTTGACGCGGAGACCGGCGCGACGCTCACCGCGCCCGCTATCGTCCCGTGCCCCGCCGCGGCGGACCGCTCGACGCAACTCCTGTGCGACGTCCAGGCGGACGGCAGCAGCGTGCCGTTCCTGCGGACGTTCACCAGCGACGGCACGACGACCACCACCGCGGACGCTCTCCTCGATGGCGTGACCGCCTACACCCCGACCGGCACCGTCGGCGCGTGCCTGCCCGTCAGCGACTGCGCCTCTCCGACCACTCCGACGGCCACGGTCGGGCTGTGCCTCGCGGACGGGACGCCGATCGCCGTCACCGTGGTACGGGACTGCACCGGCGCCGTCACCTCCGAGGGCTGGATCAATCTCACGACTGGCGCGTTCTCCGCAGGGGCTCCGCCGGCCGGGACCCTCGCATGCGGCGACTCCCGCTCCATCCAGGTCTCGGGGACCTTCTGTGATGTGGACGCGGCTGGCAACGTCGTCGGCCTGGTCCTCATCGAGTACAGCTACGACGCGAGCGGCGCGATCGCCTCCGTGCGCCTCGTCGACGCCACCACCGGCACCACGTACACCCCGCAGGGCACGGTCAGCGTGTGCCCGGATGGAGTGGACCAGCCGGAACAGGACCTCGTCCAGCTGTGCGACACCGCGGCGGACGGCACCGTGACCCCGTTCGTCCGCGACTTCCGGCGCGACGAGAACGGCGCCGTCGTCGGCTTCTCGGACTACACCCTTGCCGGGGCCGCGTATACGCCGAGCGGCACGGTCGGGGTGTGCGACGCCTCAGCCGAGGAGATCGACCACCTTCAGCAGGTGCTGTGCGATACGGCGGCGGACGGCACAGTGACTCAGTTCCTGCGGCACTGGACCGTCGACAACACCACCGGCGCGGTCACGGCCGCCGGGGACACCGCTCTCGACGGGACCACCGCCTACACGCCGACCGGGACTGTCGGCGCCTGCCAGTCCTGCACGCGGCAGATCGTCGAACGCTGCGGGTGCGACGACACCGACGGCGACGGCCTCGGTGACGCCACGTACACCGAACTGTGGGCTGTCGACCCGTGTGGAGGGGCCGCTCCCGAGCTGCTCGGCACCTACCTGGACGGTGACCTCACCAAGCCGTACACGCCGACCGCGCCCGTTGAGTGCACCACCGCCGACGTCCTGCCTGCGCCGCTGAGTACGGGCGTCCGCAACGTCACCGGCACCACGGCACAGGACATCGCCGCAGCGTTCCCGAGCCTGCAGAGCGTCACCCTGAGCGTCCTGAGCGGCAGCGTCCTGGCCACGATGAGCGACGGCACGAACGTGACGATCCCGACCGGGATGACCATGACGTGGTCCGTCGCCCAGGACAGCGACACCGCCCTTGCTGCCGCCGAATTCGCGGGCGCTACAGCCGCCGCGAACTACCTCCTCAACTGGACCTGGAAGTGAGGCGCTGATGAGCGACGAGACCCCCGAGACCACGCCGCGCCCGGCGGGTGGCCCGCGCTACTTCATGAAGGACGGCGAGGGCGTGCAGGTCGTCTACAACCTGAGGGACCCGGCGCCGTACTTCGAGCTCGGCTATGTGGAGGTCGACGAGGCCGCCTATCTCGCGAGCCTGCCGGACGCCTCTACCTCGCCTTTCCCCCCGGCCCCGGTCGGTGACTGATGGCCGGTAGCTGCTGCGGATCAACTCGCGTCGTCCCGCGTCTGGATCCGGCGCCCTGTAACGCCCTCGAACAGACGGCGTCAGGACTGCTGGTGCCGCGCACCGAACTGGCCGGCATCGCCCCCGGAACAGCAGTCGGCACTGCGCGGTCAGTCGACGTAGACGTGACGGCCCCCGCGGCGGGGGCCTGCCCGGAGACGTGGACGGTCGGCGCCCGCCTCACGCCCGTATCCGGGCAGACCTCGGGGGTTGTGTCCCTTGACGCTGCTGCCGCCAACACGTGGGTTCCCGTCACCGGGGCGCAGCTGGTGCTGCCGGAGGCCGGCATCTACGAGGTGGTCGCCGACGTTCAGGGGTCCATCGGGTGGGCGGCCGGTGTCAGCAACGCGATCATCGACGCCCGAGTCTTCGACGTCACCGCCGGCGCCCAGGTCCCGCTGACTGCACGGCGAATCATCCTGTTCACCGATCAGACCGCCACGGGCACGACCGGAATCCAGGCCAACGCCTCGGCGGCGGCGCTGTACCAGGTGGCCGGCCCGACAACGATCCGCGTTGACGGGTCATGGCGTACCGACGCCGGAACCACCTCACAGAAAGTCGTCTGGGCCACGAACTTCCGCTTCAAAAAGGTGAGCGACTGATGGCCGGAGCCTGCGGTCGTACGTACCGCATCGACCCGAAGCTGGATTCGGCGGCGTGCAACGCCCTGAAGGAAACCGCGAGTGGCCTGCTCGTGCCGCGTACAGAGGTCACGGGCATCGCCCCAGGTGGCGCTGTGTCGACCGAGCGCTCGGTAGACGTGGACGTGACACCCCCGGCCGCCGGGGCGTGTCCGGAGAACTGGACGGTGGGGGCCCGGCTAACGCCGGTGTTCGGGTCCCGTAACGGCGGTCAGGCGGACCTGCGCACGTCGGCTCAGGGCCAGCAGGTGGTGATGCCGTTCAGTCAGGTGCTGCTCCCCGAGCCGGGCGTCTACCGGCTCACCGCCCACGTGTTCGGCCTCGCCACGTGGAATTTCAACGGCCGGCACATCGCGTCCATGTCGGCTCTGTGGTTCAACACCGCGACGAATGCGTTTGTCCCCGGCAGCCCGCGGTGGGTGCTCCTCCACGACGAACCCGGCACGGTGAACCCGGAAACCGGCCTCAAGAGCATCGGCGGAAACGCGGTGTGCGAAGGGTTCGTCACCATCACAGCGCCGACGACGTACGAGATCCGAGGGCTGCGGGGCACCGGCGACGGGGGAACGCTGGCCAACGCCAATCTCCAGCACTACCTGACCGGCGGCATCCCCCAGCAGGGGATCTTCTGGCAAAAGGTGAGCGACTGATGACCGGTACCGCCGCCAGTGTCGACACCGGCGGTCATGGCTTCGCCGTACTACCGGCAGGCGTTGACCTCGGGTCGGCCGCCTCTGGGGCATGGGTCGACCTTGGGCTGTCCCTCGCGCTGCCCACGGCTGGCACCTACCACCTGGACGCGGTCGTCCGGGGCAACCTCGGCAACATGTCCGCCGGTGAGAACGCGGTCGTCCTCGCCCGACTGTGGGACGTCACCGCGGGCGCCTTGCTTCCCGACAGCGAGGCCATCGTCGTACAGATCGCCGAGTACGCGCCGGGTGCCGCGACGGCCTTGCAGTGGAACGGCTCCGCCGCGATCAGCGTGGAGTACAAGCCCACATCGCCGAGGACAGTCCGGCTGGAAGCCGCCCGGGTCGACATCGCGGGCACCACCGAGGTGGCCGGGATCGGTTCGGACACCCTCCAGCGCACCACCCTGCGGTACGCGCGCGTCGCGTAACCCCCCACCCCCTTGGAGGCTTCATGTCCGGAACCAGCGAGATCTTGTACGACGTCCAGGCGGACGACACGAGCACCAGGGAGCTGTACACGTGAGCGGAACCAACGCCGCGGTCTCCCTGGACTGCCCGACCACCCTCGCCAACGAGTGCTGGAAGATCCCCGGCTACCGGTACGTCACCTACGACAACTCGGCGGCCACCCCGTGCGGCGTCTCGCAGATCAACGGCGCGGACGCCGGGATCTGCGGGCGCCCGAACGTCCGCATCACGTCGTGGATCATCAACGGCCGCAACGTGATCGCCGACCCGTTCACGGACGGCTGGGACAACTGCGGTGTCCCGTTCCTGTCCGACCTGGCCGCCACCCTCAACACCTGGGATCCTTTCGCCGGCGGGTGGACCATCGCCGTCTCGGACTCCTGCGCCTACCACCTGCGTTCGCGGGCTCTGCCCCCCACCGGCACCAAGTACGGCGTCCTGAAGGCCGTTGACATCGACAGCGGCGAGACGCTGACGTTCACGCCCGTCGACACCGTGGTGGCCGACCAGTTCTTCCGCCGGATCACGGAAGTCGACTGCTCGGGTGCCTCGTCCGTGCGGTGGGTGAATGACGCGGGCGCCACCGTGGCCGCCCCGGACCCGGCTCAGATCGTCGAATGCTCGGTGCAGACCGCCCCGGGCGCCCGGCCCACTCCAACTCAGCGGGTACGGCCGCGCATTCAGCGGTACACCGGAACCCAGAGCTCCGTGGACTTCGACGACTACGGCGCCGACCCCCAGTCCGTCACCCTCACCGTCCTCGCCGGCGCTGTACGCGTTCGAGCCGTTGGCTCCGGAGCGACGAGCACCAGCGGCCCGACCTCCTACGGCGACGACGTCACCGTGCCCGCCGGAGTCACCCTCACCTGGGCCGTGGACGGCGACACCACCGACCTCGCCCTGGATGGTGCCCTGTTGTTCACGGGGACCGCCGCGGGCGCGGACTTCATCGTCCACTGGACCGAGCACATCTACACGGACACCGACTGATGGCCACCTCCAGCAGTATCCGCATCGTCGAGGACGGTTTCGCCGTCCTCCCCGCGAACGTCGACCTCAACGCGGCACCGTCGGGAACGTTCGTTGCCACTGGCCTGGTGCTCACGCTGCCGAGCGCTGGCACGTACCAACTCGACGCAACCGTTCGGGCATTCCTCGGCACCATGACCACCGGGGAAGGGGCGTACATCGTTGCCCGCCTGTACGACGTGACCGCCAAGGCTGTCATCCCCGACAGTGAGGCTCTCGCGCATCAGCTGCTCGTCGGGGCCGGCACTTCGGGAACGCTCCTCACCTGGAACCGCACAGCGCCCATTCAGGTTCGGTACACGATCCCGGGCGCCCGCACGATCCGGCTGGAAGCCGCCCGGGTCACCCAGAGCGGCATCACCGATAGCGCATCGGTGAACTCGGATGGCAACGGGCGTACGACGCTGCGCTACCAGCGGGTGGCCTGACCATGGAGGGAACGCAGCTTTGAGCGCGCCTGGTATGCGCATCCTGGCACTCCTGCCGACGCATGAACCGCCCGCGTACCTGAGCGCCATGGCGGCGGCCGGACATGAGGTGCATCTCGTCACCACCGTCCGCCAGCGGGAGAACCCGCGCGAGGTGGACGGTGTGCAGGTGTGGCCGCTCGGCTACTGGTGGCGGGCCAAGCAGGCCGCCCGCCCCGACGTCCTTGTGACGGTGGCCGACGACCGGCAAGCCGCACGCCTCATGCCCAACCTGCGACGCGTGCCGCAGCTCGTACTGCCGCACTACGACGCGGATTTCGGCGTGTTCGAAGAGGCATGTATCCGGCTGCTGCCCGCCCACCGGCAGGCGCAGGCCCGAGTCGTCGTGCCGGACGACCCGCTCGCCGGGCAGGTGACCAAGGTGGTGGCGTGGATCCACTACGGGGTGCCGTACCGGCGCGCAGGCTCAGAAACGATGCTGCACACGATGATGCGCGCCCTCCAGAATGCGGGCATGGGCGTCCTCGTCGTCTGCTCGTCGATGCCCGAGGCGCCGCCATCGTGGGAGGTAGACGGCGTCCCCTACATACACCTTGCGCCGCGCGCGGCCGACTTGCTGTTCCGGTCGATGCGTCCACAGGTGATGGTGACGCACCACGACTACGCGGCACGCGCTACCGGCCTGGCGCGCGAGATCGGAGCACGGCCGGTGCTGCTGATGCACTCCGACCACGACTACTCGGCACGGTCGATGCAGGCCGGGCCTGACCTGATCGTCTACAACACGGAGTGGGTGAGGGCCTCACTCGCCACCCGGTACCTGGAGGTCGACCGGACGCCGTCCCTCATCGTGCATCCGCCCGTCGTCCCCGACGAGCACCGGGCGCCGGCCACGGGGGACCGGGTCACCCTGGTCAACCTCAGCTCGGACAAGGGCGTGTACACGTGGCGGGCGGTCGCCCGCGCGCTGCCGAAGCTGCCGTTCCTCGGCGTGACCGGCGCGCACGGTCGGCAGGTCACCGGGCTGGTACTGCCGAACACGCAGGTGATCCCGCAGACGTCGGACATGCGCGGCGACGTGTGGGCGCACACGCGGGTGCTGCTGGTCCCCAGCGTGTACGAGTCGTACGGCATGGCGGCCGTGGAGGCGCTCGCGTCCGGCATCCCCGTCATCGCGCACCCGACCCCGGGCCTGCGCGAGGCCCTTGACGACGGGGCGACGTTCATCGACCGGAGCGACGCCCGCTCCTGGGCGGCGGCCGTCAAGGAGCTGTACCCCGACGGCGACCGCCGCGCCGAGGCGACCGCCGCCGCGCTCGCCCGCAGCGCGTTCCTCACCGACAGCATGAGCACGGAGCTGAAGCAGTGGGTGGAAGCGGTGCAAGCGCTGGCCTAACAGGCAATAGGGCAATCGGAGAAGAGCCGTGACCTGCTGAAACGAGGTTGCCGCCGCGTGACGGTCCAGCATCCGTTTTCTGTCTCTCCCAACTCGGTGCACAGGGTCCAGTTTCGTGAGGGGTGGAGGCTTGTAGAGGGCGCTCACGGCGGGAAGAATCCCTCTCACGGATCGTGAGGCCCGCTGCGAAGAGCGGTCTACGGGCATGAGGGGGAGCGACCGTGGGGGACTCCGGAGCTACGCGCGGCGCCGGCGATCGTTTGTTGGAATGGGTTGGCGGATGCGGCTGTACAGCAGCCCTCTTGTTCGCACTCGGCCTCCTGTTCCTCGTTCTCTCTCCGGGAGGCGCCTGCGGAGCTGCCGGAGTCGACCCAGGTCCTGATCAGGCGGTGTTTCGGGCCAAGGTGGTGGATGACCGGAAGCAGCTCTTCGACGGAACACTCAGCTACCGGACCAGTCTTACGGCAGTCGTCGATGACTCCGCGACTTATCGGATCAGTCTCACGGCAGAGGCCGCCTCGCGCACGACGGCTCCGGTTCCCCCAGGTGTGGAAACCCGCCAATTCCAGGTGGGCGGTGTCGAGGGAGCCGCGCTCTCCTCCACCAATCGCAGCGTGCAAGTTGAGCTCCTTGCTGATAACAAGACGAAACAGGTCATCGCCGAGCCTGGTGACACCGTCAATTGGCAGTGGACCGTATCGGCGAGCGAGCCTGGGGACTATGAGCTTGTGCTTGTCCTCACTACGTACCAAGGGGACTCCGATAGGGCGCTCGACACGCTGACGCCGCCCATCACGATTGACCTCACGGTGAGCGACTCGTGGTCGCACAGGATCGACTCGATGCAGACGTTCTTGATCACATTGGGTAGCGTCGCAGCCGCGTTGATGGCCGTATTCGCATTCCGGGCGCCGCTGGTCGACTTCATAAGGAACCGTAGGGATTCCAGGCGGCAGCAGCACCGGGACCAGGAGGACGAGAGGGACGGATACAGGGACGGATTCCTGTGAGGCACGCAGCTCATTGAACTCGGACCGCTGTTCCGTCGCCCGCCTGGGCCTAGAGTCGCCCTGCGCCAAGACGGACGTGACCGTGGGCGTTGATGGGTTCTGGCGAGGCCGTCTGGGTGCGCCACCGGGATGGCCCGTCACCTCCCCTGAACGCTGTTGGCGCCCCGCTAGTTGCGTGCGCCGCAGCTAGACTGTGCTGCGTCGCTGGTTGAGGGCCGGACTCCTGCAACACCCAGGAGTCGCGGCATGTCCTGTCCCCTGATCGCGAACGCCGACGTCATTCGGATCACGCGCGTCGACCAGTGCGGTAACCCCGTCTGCGGTGACGACAACGCGTTCGTCGCCGAGTGCTTCAGCAGCATCGCGATGAACAACAACGTCGACGACGGCGACGACATCGAGTACAAGGCCGCCAACGGGAAGGTCTGCGGCTTCCGCAAGGGGTGCCCGACGTTCCGGGGCTTCGACATGGAGCTCAACATCTTCAGCGTCTCGCCGGAGATCCTGGAGCTGCTCACCGGTCAGCCTGTCGTCCTCGGCTACGACGGGACCCCGATCGGTGTCGACACCTGCGGCGTCGCCTGCAAGACGGGCTTTGCCCTCGAACTGTGGGCGGAAGTCCTCGGCGAGGAGTGCGCCGACGGCGCCCAGGGCCAGTGGCTCTACTTCCTGCTGCCGTGGATCAGCAACGGCCTCCTCGGCGATCTGGAGGTCGGCTCGGAGGCGGTGACGCTTCAGATCACCGGCTCGACCCGTGCAGGCGGTTCGTGGGGCGTCGGTCCGTACGACGTCATGCCGGTCGACGCAGCCGGCACGCCGGGCCCGATGCTCACCCCGCTGGGCGCTGACTGCCACCGCCGTATCTTCCTCACGACCACGCCGCCGCCCAACCCGTCGTGCGAGTACCAGCCGGTCCTCTGCGGCTCCATGTCGGCGTGATGGAGCCTTTGGACCTGGTCGTGCCGGTGAGGGAGGGCGCCAACAACGAGCAGCTGCGGTACGCGCTGCGCTCGTGGGCGGCCAACCTCCCGCACCGGCATGTCTGGATCGTCGGCTACCGGCCATGGTGGGCGGCCGGCGCCGCCCACATCGCCACCCATCAGCGGGGGCTCCCCGCGTATGCCAACACCACCACGGCGGTACGCGCCGCGTGCGAGCACCCGGAAGTGTCGGACCCCTTCCTGTGGGCGAACGACGACTTCTTCGTCATGGCCCCGCAGCCGTCGCCGTTCCCGGTGCTCCACCGCGGCCCCGTCCGGGAGGTGTTCGCCCAGTACGGCACCCGCTCATCCGCCTATGTGGCCGCAATGCGGGAGACGCACGCCTTCCTTACAGACCTTGGCTACGAGGATCCGACGTCGTTCGAACTGCACGTGCCGCTCCCCGTGCACAAGGACGGCATGCTGCGGGCGCTGGAGGCCGCGCCGGGCCACGACGTGCACAAGCGCACCGTGTACGGGGTCCTGAACGGCGTCACCGGCACTGCGATGCGGGACGTCAAGGTTGCCCGCCGCGGCCCCCAGTTCGACGCCTCGTCGCCGTTCCTGTCGACGACTCCGGACTCCTTCACCAACGGAGCCGTCGGCCGGTTCATCCGCGAACGGTTCCCCGACCCGTGCCGGTACGAGAAGCACGGGAGGCGCTGACCCATGCCACTGCGTATCGGCCCGTGCGAGCCGTGGCCGTTCGACCCGGTGTGCTGCAACCTCCCCGAGGGCGTCGACCAGGAGGTCATCGACAGGCAGCGCTCCGTCGCGACGTTCATCCTGTGGGCGCTGTCCGGCCGACGCTGGGGCCCGTCATGCCCCTACACCGTGCGGCCGTGCCGCCGGGCCTGCCTGGACGCTTACCCGCTGACCGTGCGCTGGCAGACGGCCGGCCCGTGGATCCCCTACCTCGGCCGCGACGGGGCCTGGCGCAACGCCAGCGTCTGCAGCTGCAAGTCCGACTGCTCGTGCGGCGAACTGTGCGAAGTGCGCCTTGAGGCCCCGGTGCACGACGTCCTGGCCGTCCAGGTCGACGGCGAGACCCTGCCCCAGGACGCCTACCGAGTCGACTCCGCAGGCCTCCTTGTCCGTACAGACGGCGGCTGCTGGCCCGACTGCCAGGACATGGCCGCACCGTGCGGCGACCCGAACACCTTCTGCGTCACCTACCGGGTCGGGCTGCCGCTCGACGAGGCGGCAATCGCCGCGTTCAGCGCCCTGGTCTGCCACCTCGTCAAGGACTGCTCGGGCGGCTGCGGCTGCAAGGTCGCGTCGAACAAGAACCTCAGCCGTCTGTCCCGGCAGGGCGTCGACCTGGAGTTCGCCGACCCGACGGTCATCTACTCGGAGATGCGGACCGGCATCCCCGCCGTCGACATGTGGCTGACCGCCGTCAACCCCTACCGGCAGACCTCCCCGAGCCGGGTCTACAGCCCCGACTTCAAGCGCCCACGCATCCAGATCTGGCCGTAGGAAGGGACCACCGTGCCGCTCCTGCCGCTCGCCATCCACGAGGCCGCCTCCGACCTCCTTGCATGCGTGTGCGCCACCCTTGACGACCTCGCGACACAGATCGAGGACTACCCGGGCTGCCCGACGTGCCGACGCTGCCTCGTCCCCGGTTTGCCCGCGTGGGACGAGTGCGCCGACCCGTGCACTGGCGACGTCGGCGGTCAGCTCACCGTGAACCTGAGCCGCATGTACGGCTCGACGAACTTCCCCGCCGAGGACAACACCCCCCAGAACGTACGAGGTTGCACCCCGCCGTTGTCGACGGCGGTCGAGCTCGTCGTCACGCTGCTGCGGTGCGCGCCCGGCCCTACGGAAGAGGGATGCGCGCCGTCGTGCGAGGAACTCGAGGCGGCTGCCCGCGTGACCCACATCGATGCCGTCGGCGTCTTCAACGCGATCACTTGCTGTCTCGCCGCCACTGGGGGACGAGGACGGCGGCGTGGACGGCCGTACATCCTCGGCCGCCAGCAGACCCTCGGCCCGCAAGGCGGCTGCGTCGGCGTCGAACAGCGTGTCACGATCGCGCTGCCCGGCTGCAAGTGCCCGGAGGCGGACTGTGAGTGTTGAGGTACGGATCGAGCGCGGCCGGATCGCGCAGCTGCTACGCCTGCGTGGTGGCCGGGTGGAGCGGAAGCTACGGGAACGCACGGCGCGGGTCGCGCGGATCGCCGAGGCGGAGGCGCCTGGCTCGATGGGCCGGTACATCAGCTGGGACATCCAGGAGGGCCCGCGCGGCCTGGAGGGCGTCATCACCTGCGACCACCCGGCCACACTGTTCGTCCTGAACGGCACCCGGCCGCACCTCATCCGGCCGCGAAGGCGTAATGGGGTGCTCAGGTTCGAGGTTGACGGGCACGTGGTGTTCACCCGGCTCGTACGGCACCCCGGTACGCGGCCCAACAACTTCCTGGCGCGGGCGCTGCGGTTGGGCCGCTGAGTTGTGCGACTACTCTCATGGATGCCGCTGGTTTTGGGCCGGGCATGGAGCGGGAGACAAGGACATGACCCGTGCGGAAGACGATCCAGCTGTACACCGAGCCCCACGTCGTCGAGGTCGGCCCCTACGAGCTTGAGTTCGAGCCCGAGGTCATGGGGGACCAGTTCGTCGACGCGTACGCCGAACTGAGCGAGGCGCAGAAGGCGAAGGGCGTCGACCTGGAGAACCTCGAAGACGCCGACCCCGCGGCCCTGCGGAAGACGATGCGGGCAGTGCGGGTATTCCTGGCCCGGCAGATGCTGCCCGAGACGTCCGAGCTGTTCCTGCGCCTGGACGTCGTCAAGGGCGGCGAGGTCCTGGAGTCGTTCCAGGACGGCGACGAGGCGCAGGCCTTCGCCGCCAAGCACCCGGGCGCCGTCGTCCGCGACGCGGTGCGCCTGCCGACGCGGGCGGTCGCCGAGATCCTCGAATTCACGGTGGAGCTGTACGGGGGTGGGAACCGCCCTACTGGGTCGTCTTCAGGCTCTGCGCCCAGGTCGCGGCCTGGTGGGAGGCCTGGGACGGGGCCCTCGCCCTCCAGGGCATCAACCCGCACGAGTGGCCGCTGAAGCGGATGCTCAACGCGGCCGAGGCGCAGATCGAGGCCGGGGCGAAAGACGACAGCGAACGGGCCCGGAAGCGGGCTGAGTTGTACGCGCCGCCGAAGGGCTACCGGGCGCGTACGGGGGCGTCTGAGCGGCCGAGAGCGGCCGCGATGAATGTCAACGACGCCCAGGCCCTCATGGCTGCGATGGCCAGTGAGGATGCGCGGCTGAGAGGCCGCTAGCAGATAGTCTTGAAAGCCGGTTACCCCAGGTCGTAAGGGGTGGCCGGAGCCGACTGGTTCAGGGCCGGGCAACCACACGCGAAAGCGGGGTTGCCCGGTGGCCGGCGAGGACGAGGACTACGGCTCAGCTCGCATAACGATCGACCTCGATGACACCGGGGTTGTCGCTGACGCGCAGCAGCTTGGGCAGCGGATCCAGGCGGCCCTGAACCGGGCCACGAACGGCATCGCGCGGCAGATCCGGCGGAACCTTCAGGACAGCCTCCGCGCCGTCTCGGTGCAGATCCGGGTAGAGCCGGACCTGACCCGGTTCGACGCCTCGCTGCTGCGCCAGCTGCGGCACCTGGACTCCATCGACATTCCGGTCTCGCCGGACCTGTCCCGGTTCGATGCCCGGCTCCTGGCCGGGCTGAACGGGATCGACTCGCTGAACATCCCGGTGGCGCCGGACGTCAGCGTGTTCATGGCCCGCCTGCGGGCCGCTCTCGCTGACGAAGAGGTGTCGATCCGGGTCGTCCCCGACCTCGACGACTTCGACTCCCGCATACGGGCGCACAACGCGCCCAACGTCCGCGTCAACGCGGACGTCGACACCAACCGGTTCACGCGGTCCCTCGCGGGGCTGAGCCGGATAGCGGGCGGTATCGGCCGGACCCTGGCGGCTGGGCTGCGGTTCGGGGCGATCGGTATCGCGGTGGCGGGCGCCGCGCAGGGCGTGGCGACGCTGGTCGGCGCGCTCGCCCCCGCGGTGGGCATCGTGGCGGCGGCCCCGGCCGCGTTCCTCGGCCTCCAGGCCGTGATGGGCACGCTGAAGCTCGCCCTGGACGGTGTAGGCAAGGCGTTCTCGACCGCGCTCACCGGCAACGCGAAGCAGTTCGAGACCGCCCTCAAGGGGCTGTCCCCGGCGGCCCAGGCAGCGGCGAAGGAAGTACGGGCGCTGAAGCCCGCATTCGACGCCCTGAAGGCGAGCGTGCAGGGCGCGTTCTTCAAGCCGCTGAAAGGCGACATCGAGGCGGCGGCGAACGCCCTCGGCGGGCCCCTGAAGACGGGGATGACCGCCGTCTCGGCCGAGTTCGGCCGACTGGCCTCGTCGGCGCTTGAGTTCGCGAAGTCGTCGGCGTCGGTGAAGCTCGTCCAGGGCGTGTTCGCCGGGCTGAAGACCGAGATCGCCGGGATCAGGTCCGACAGCATCGAGCGGCTGCTGACCGCCGTCGCGAACTTCACCCGGTCGACCCTTCCTGGGTTCACCGGCCTGGGTAGCGCGATCGACGGCGTCGCCAACAAACTCGCCGCGTTCCTGGAACGGGCCACCAAGGCAGGCAGCGGGCTGACGTGGATCCAGAACGCGCTCACGGTCTTCCAACAGCTCGGCGGGATCGCGCAGAACGTCGGCTCGATCCTGTCCAGCGTGTTCTCGGCGGCCGGCAACGTCGGCGCCGGGTTCCTCGCGAACATCCAGACGATCACCGGGCAGGTCGCGGCATTCCTGAAGACCGCCTCCGGCCAGTCGGCGGTCGGGAACATCTTCGCGACGATCGGGACGATCGCCCAGCAGCTGGGGCCGATCCTGTCGGCGCTGGTGACGCAGATCGGGCAGATCGCGCCCGCCCTCGGCCCGGTCTTCGCGACCCTCGGCCCGGCGATCACCGGCCTGATCAACGCGCTCGGCCCCGCCCTGGCGGCGATCGCGCCGAGCCTTCAGACCGTCGCTGCCGCCCTGTCCGACGCCTTCGAGTCGATCGGCCCCAGCCTCGGCCCGCTCGGGCAGGCGATAGCGCAGGTCATCACCGCGCTCGCCCCGCTGCTGCCGCTCGCCGGGCAGCTCGTGTCGATCCTGGCGACCGCGCTCGCCCCCGTTCTGTCGACACTGGCGCAGGCCTTCCAGCCGATCATTCAGGCTGTCGTCGGCGCGCTCATGCCGATCCTGCCGCCCCTGGCTGACGCCTTCGTTCAGCTCGTCACGGCCCTGACGCCGCTCGCGACTGGCATCGGGCAGGCGATCGCGCAGGTCTTCCAGATCCTCGGTCCGGTCCTGACGCAGGTCGCGGACGTGATCGCTCAGGTCGTCGTCGCCCTGGTGCCGCTGATCACCGCGCTCACGAACGCGCTGCTGCCGATCCTGCCGCCCCTCGTCGAAGCGTTCGCGGCGATCTTGCAGGCGATCGTTCCGATCCTGCCGCCGGTCGCGCAGCTCGTCGCCGCCCTGGCCCCGCTGCTGGTGACGATCACGAACCTGCTGGCGCCGGTGCTCCAGATCGCTGCGGCGTTCGTGTCGTGGACGGCGATCAACATCGTCGTGCCGATCATTCAGGCAGTCGTCGGCATCCTGACCGGCCTGTTGACCGCGTTGACGTCGGTCGTCACGTTCATCACGAATCTGCCGTCGCTGATCGTGGCGGGCCTGTCGGCACTCGGCTCCCTGATATCGACCGCTTTCACCGCAGTTGTCACGTTCTTCCAGGGTCTTCCGGGGATGATCCTGACAGCGTTGCAGGCGCTGCCAGGGCTGCTGAGCAACCTCTTCCATCTGGCGCTTCAGGCCGTGGGCACGGCCATCGGCGTCGAAATCGGCCTGGTCATCCTGCTGTTCACCCGCGTGCCGGGGCTGATCGTGAACGCGCTCGCCTCGCTCGGGTCGCTGCTGGTCCGCTTGTTCACGTCGGCGTGGAACGCGGGCAAGTCGGCGGTGTCGACGGGGATCTCGGCCGTCGTCTCGTTCTTCTCGCAGCTGCCGGGCCGCGCGGTGTCGGTCCTCGCGTCCCTGCCGGGCCGGGCGGCGTCGGTGCTGCGCTCGGCGGGCTCGGCCATGCTCGGCGCCGCCAGGTCGGCCGGCTCGCAGCTCACCTCGTTCTTCTCCGGCCTGCCGGGGAAGATCAAAGGCGCGCTGTCGGGGGCCGCGTCGGCACTCGTGTCCGTGGGCCGCAACCTCATCCAAGGCATGATCAACGGCGTCAAGGCGATGGCCGGGTCCATCGCTTCGGCCGCGAAGGAAGTCGTCGGATCGGCGATCAAGTCCGCGAAAAGCGTCCTGAAGATCAACTCGCCGTCGAAGGTTTTCATCGCGATCGGTAAGGGCGTCGGCGAGGGCTTCATCATCGGTATGACTGGCTCGGTCGACCAGATCAAGGCGACCGCGCAGAAGCTCAGCCAGTCCATCATCGCCGCCTTCAAGGGTAAGAACACCAAGCTGGACGACTCGCTGCTGAAGCTGGTCTCGGACGGCAACAAGAAGCTGACGTCGCTCGCGAACCAGCGGGACGCCATCGCGAAGCAGATCGCCGACGCGCAGAAGTTCGCCACCGACACCGCGGCGTCGGCGCTCCAGTCGTTCAGCCTCCAGAACCTCACGCAGGGCGGCGTGAGCCTGTTCAACATCACCGAGGGCCTGGACCAGGCCGTCTCCCAGGTGAAGGACTTCACGAAGCAGATCAACGACCTGTCCAAGCGCGGCCTGCGTAAGGACTTGCTGTCGCAGATCATCGCGCTCGGCCCGCAGCAGGGCGCCCAGCTCGCCGAGTTCCTGTCGAACCAGTCGACGGCCAGCTTGAAGGAGATCAACGACCTCCAGAAGCAGCTCGTGTCGGCGACGAACTCGCTCGGCAAGAGCGCGGCCGACGACCTGTTCGACGCGGGCAAGCAGGCATCCAAAGGCTTCCTCGCCGGCCTCAAGGGCCAGCAGAAGGACATCGAAGACCTCATGGTCTCGATCGCCAAGGCCATGCAGAAGAGCATCCGTGCCGCGCTCGGGATCCACTCGCCCTCGACCGTGTTCCGGAAGATCGGCGACCTCACCGGCCTGGGACTGCACGACGGTTTCCTTGGCCGCCTGGCCGACCTGGCGAAGGCGGCAAGGTCGTCGGCCCGCCGTCTCACGGACGCGGTCAGCCAGCCGCTCTCCAGCCTCGCCAGCACGGTGTCCGGGCCGGTGGTTCAGCCGTCCCTCGGCGACCTCAGCGGCGCCGGCCTCGTCCTCCCCGGCTCCGGGCAGCCCAGCGGCAGCGCGTTCAGCGCGGCGCGTACCGCGATCGGCGCGTCGGTCACGAACAACATCACCGTGCAGGCGGCCAACGACCCGGAGCAGACAGCCCGCGTGATCCTGCGGCGCATCGCGGTGGCGAACCTGACTTGAGAGAGGTGTTCTCGTGCTCCCTGATTTCGTGAGTGTGGGCGGTGTGGAGGTGGTCAACCACGCCCGCCTCCGCGCGTACCTGGAGACAGTCGGCTCGCCGCTCACGAGCGGGTCGGCGATCTGTAGCTGCGAGACAATCACCTCGGCGGTCCTGGACGACGACGGGCAGCCGTACACCACGCCCGACGACCCGTTGACCCCGGCCGAGTGGTACGACCCGGATGCGCCGGAGAGTCTCGAGTTCGCCGGCGTGCTGCTGCTGAGCGTCGACGGCGTGGACGACTTCCCTGTGGAGCGGTCGGTGAGCACCGCGGTGACGGGCGGCGGGTCGCTCGGTCCGGCCCGGGTGCAACCGCGGGAGATGACGTTCACCGGGATCCTGCTCGGTGCGACGTGCTGCGGCGTCGAGTACGGGCTTCAGTTCCTCAAGGCGGCGTTGCAGGGCTGCACCGGGTCGCAGTGCGGTGGGGACTGCGTGGACATGTACGCGTGCTGCCCGGGGGAGACGATGACCCGGGACGAGTTCAACCGGGCGCACCGCAGGACGTTCCGCCGGGTGGCGTTGACGTCCGGCCCGAAGGTCACCGCGCGCAACGGCAACGGCTCATGCTCGGGCGGTACGTGCTCTCTCGGCGCGGACGTCATCACCGTGGAGTGGACGATGACGGCGGCGAGCCCGTTCGCGTACACGGACGGGGTCGAGCTGCTGAGTGTCGCGCTGCCGACCGACGACGATGACGAGTGCATTGAGTGGTGCATCCACGACCCGCGGCTTCCCGACTGGATTCCGCAGTGCACCGACTGTCGCCTCAAGCAGTGCCAGGACAGCCAGGACGGCTGCGGCGATCCGGCCTGCGGCAGCGTGGCGCCGCCGGTTCCCTCCTCGCCGGTGACGTGCTTCTGCGAGTCGCTCGCGGTGAACTCGGCCGCGTACGCCATCGACCTGTCCGGCCGGCCGGGGTGGATGGACGATGTGCCGCTCATCAGCGTGTACGCGGGCAGCAGCGACCTGCGGAGGTTGACGATCAGCCTGTTCCAGAAGACCAGCGCCGACGCGGGCTTGACGTGCGAGGAGATCGCCGAGAGGAAGCGCTGTGAGCCGTACGCGCAGTGGACGTTGAGCTACCTGGCCGCCGGGTCGGAACTCGTCCTGGACGGGCAGACAGGGCGGGCTGCGGTCTACTGCGGCGGCGACTGCTCGTCGGCGACGACAGTGTTCGGTAGGGACGGGGCGCCGCCGTCGTGGCCCGTGCTGGACTGCGCCGAATACTGCCTGCTGCTGGAGACGGATGCCTTCGTGGCGCCCGCTTCGGACGCTGTGCTGTCCTTCGCCGTGTCGGGGCGGGCTCTCTGATGGCCGGCCTCGGGTGCGCGGCCGAGTACGCCGCCTACATCGCGGACCGGGGCGGGGCGATCCTCACCCAGGCCCAGGTCATCACGAAGGTCGACTGGAGCCGTGTCCTGAACGACGCCTCCACGGCGAGCCTGACGATCGAGCCGGACGTCGACTGCTGCGGCGTCCTCGGCGACATGCGAGCCATGAGGCACTGGGTGCACATCTACCGCAACGGCTCGTACGTCTGGGGCGGCCAGATCCTCATACCGAAGTGGGGGGCGGGCACGGTCCAGATCTCAGCGGCCGACATCGTCTCGGTGCTGAACCGGCGGACCCCTCACGAGTCCACGACGTTCACGAATACCGACCTGACGGACATCGCGCAGTGGCTGATCGAGGACGGCTTCGCCCCGGACGATCCGGGCCACAGCGTGACTGTGCTCGCGCAGTCGGGAGTCATTGGCTCGCGCGACTACCAGGAGAACATCGGGCAGACGGGTGACTACCTGCGCAACCTGGCGGAGACCGGCCTCGACTTCACCGCGGTCGGGGAGACGCTGCTGCTGATGCCGGACGACTGGAGCGCCAGCGTCGGCCTGATCACTGATGTCGACCTTCCGGACGGTCTGAGCGTCGAGGAGGACGGCACGGCCATGGCGACGAAGTGGGCCGTCTACGGCGACACCGGCTCGGGGATCGTGGGCGTGGCCGGCGGGGTGCACCCCTACTACGGGCTCATCGAGCGGAGCATCCAGGACACGAGCATCAAGGACCAGGTCAGCGCGGATGCGGCAGCCCAGTCGCGGCTGAACGCGTCGCTGCCGGTGCCGGTCTACATCGACTCGTCGGAGGTCACATTGTCCCCAGACACGGGCGTGGACATCGCACGCCTCGTGCCGGGCTGGTGCGTGGACGTGGCGACGACCGCAACGTGCCGGAACATCTCGCAGCGCATGAAGATCACGGGCGTGAGCGTGTCGGCGGACGGCGACGGCGAGTCGGTGAAGGTGCAGTTCGGCCCAGTGAGCAGCTCGGAGGACAACTAGCCATGGCGTACCGACCACCGTCGAGACTCATCCCGGACAACCCGCTCGCGGGCATGTTGCGGGAGGCGCAGCGCACGGCGAGGCAGCCGGGGCCGCGCGGCCGACAGGGTGACCAGGGGCAGCGTGGCGAACAGGGCCAGCCGGGACCGCCGGGGCCGCCCGGGGAGGCCTCGACTGTGCCGGGCCCGCCCGGTCCACCCGGACCGCCGGGGGCCGCCTCGACCGTGCCTGGTCCGCCTGGTCCGCCCGGTCCGCCAGGGGCCGCCTCGACCATGCCGGGCCCGCCTGGTCCGCCCGGACCGCCCGGGGCGGACTCCACGGTGCCGGGCCCGCAGGGGCCTCCGGGACCGCCCGGAGCTCCCCCGGCCGCGAAGGTGGTCAACACGGCGGCCGACGGGCGGGCGACGTGGGTCTTCTCGCAGGCCTTCACGCAACCTCCGGTCATCAGCGCGCTCGCTGTCGATCCCGACCCGAGCGACAGCCGGGGCCTGTTCGTGACGCTAGAGGCTGTGACCACGACGCAGGCCGTGGCGCGGGTGTGGCAGTCGACGGGCGTGCTTCTGGGTGGGCAGACGGCGGTACCGGCTGCGGCCGGGGTCAAGGTGCACCTCTTCGCCGTGGGCACGCTCGCCTGATCGGCGCTCGTAGACTCGTTGCGCCGCTGGTTTTGGGCCGGGCATGGAACCGAGCATGTGGGGTCATTCCAGTGGCGAAAGCGTGTGCGTGTGGGGACTACTTCACCGTCGACCCGACGACCGGTGAACTGTGCCTGATCCCAGGGACGATGGGTCTTCGGCAGACCCTCTACTTCGGGGCAGGCACGTACACGTTCACCAAGGCCAACTATCCGTGGCTGGCTCGCGTGGAAGTGGAAGTGCAGGGGGCCGGCGGCGGGTCGGCCGGCGCCAACGCGGACACGGGCGAGGCGATCGCGCGTCCTGGAGGCGCTGGGGGCGGCTACTCGAAGTCGCTGATCGACGTGGCCGACCTTGGCGCGTCGGTGCCCATCAAGGTCGGTGTGGGCGGCGCTGCGGGCACGTCGACCACGGACGGCGGCGACGGTGCTCCGTCGTCGTTCGGCAGCTTCGTCATCGCGAACGGTGGGGGCGGCGGCACCAACAACATGGGGTCGGGGACGACCGCGAATACCTCGCAGGGTATCGCCGGACCAAGCGGAGGTACGGGTGACTTCGCGATCGGCGGCGGCGCCTCCGGGTCGGCGATCCGCCTGAACGGCAGCTTCGCCATGGCGGGCTTCGGCGGCGACGCCCAGCTCGGCACGGGCGGCCTGGGCCGCACCACGCAGGGCAACGGGCTCGGGCCGCGCGGCTTCGGCGGGGGCGCGGGTGGCGCCGTCTCGTTCGGGGGCGCCGTCGACGGCGGCAAAGGCGGCGACGGGCGCGTGATCGTGCACCTCTACGGCTGACCGGACGTCGGCCGGCGCATCCTAGACTGAGCGGCAGCTGCTGGTTCTGGGCCGGGCCACGAACGCACCCCTGAGAGGTGGTCGTCTTGGCCAGGTGTCAGTGCGGCGGCAGTGACTGCAACTGCGTTGTGCAGGCGGGCACGAACACGACAGTCACAGGGTCGGGCAGTGCGATTAACCCGTACACGGTGAACGCGGTCACGAACTGCGCCGAGGTCCGGGGGTGCCTCTCTGCCGGGCCTGGTATCAACTTCGACCCGTCGACCGGTGTGATCGGCGCTGACATCTCCTCGACGCCCGGCAACAACCTGGTCGTTGACGCGAACGGGCTGTTCGTACCCGCGGGCGCGGCGACGGTCCAGACGGGCTGTGGTCTTCTCGGTGACGGCTCGGCGAGCGCGCCCTTGCGGGTCAACCGGGCGACGTGGCCGTTCACGTGCAGCATCACGGCGAACGGCGGCGGCGTCTACTGCGACCCGACGACCGGGCAGTTGAAGACCGACCCGCCGTTCCGGTCCGCGTTCGCCGAGGTCGCTCCCAACGACACGTTCAGTCCGCGAGCGGTGCCGACCACCGAGACGACGGTGGAGACGTACAGCGTCACCATCACCAATCCGGATCCCTGCCGGGAAGCGTTCGGGATCGTCCTGCGGAGCCTCGACGTGGGGTTCGACCTGCCAGCCAACGGCGGCGCGGCCATGGCCGGCATCAACGGCGACGACCTCACCTACATGAAGAACACCGGCAGTTCAGGCATCACGGCCTGGCAGTCGCAGAACACGGTGTTCCACAACACCGTTATCCCGGCCGGTGGCTCGCAGACGATCAACCTGAACGTCACGCTGGGCCGGGGCGCCGGGGGCTCTACGTACAACCGTATCCAGGCCACGATCCGGGTGTGGCTGTTCTCCATTCCGCAGACATGATTGGGGCGGCTGCTGTGGACCAGACGACGGACCAGACGACGCGCTACTACCAGTTCTCCGACGGGCGGCTCCGCGAGGTGACGATCACCGGAAGCGTGAGCATGCCCGAGCCCGAGGGCGCGGTGGGGCTGAGCGCAGAGGAGTATCAGGCGGCTCTCGGCGTCATCCAGGCCGAGCGGGAGACGGCGCGGGCCGCGCGGGAAGCGGCAGAGCAGGCCGAGGTACAGGCCGTCTATCTCGCGCTCGCCGCGATCCTGCCGGACGCCGTCGCCCGGCGGCTGTCCGGGTACGCACCGCCGACCGACCCTGTCCCCGATCCGGGCGGCGTGATCGACCTCGACTGAACGTTGCCAGGGCCCCGGAGCGGTGATCGCCGGGCCCTAAACTGGGGGCCGCTGCTGGTTTTGGGCCGAGCCGGATTCCACTCCATCGGAGGGATGCATGGCTTCGTGCAAGTGCGGCGGCGGGCAGTGCAACTGCGTGGTCACCGCCGGTGCCAACACCACGGTTACGGGGGCGGGCTCCACCAGCAACCCCTACGTCGTCAGCGCGACGGCGCCGCCAGCGAACGTCGTCACCGGCTGCGGCCTGACGGGCTCCGGTTCGGCCACCTCGCCGCTCGCCGCCAAGGTGGCCGCATGGCCGTTCACGTGTGACATCACGGACAACGGCAGCGGCATCTACTGCGACCCGACCACGGGCGAACTGCGAGCCGATCCGGCGTACTGGGCCGACTTCCAGGGAGACCAGGCGAACACGGCCCTGGCTACGCCGATGCCGGTGCCGACTGCGGCACAGCAGACGATCGACACGATCTCGATCGACGTCACGAACCCGGACCCGTGCCGCCGAGGCCTGGGGCTCCTCTTCCGCGAGGTCGACCTGGACTTCGTGCTGCCGCCGAACTCGGGCGCCATGGCCGGTATCGACGGCGACGACATGAACTACTTCGGCAACCAGGGCAGCGGAACGATCATCAACACCCACTCCCAGGACAACAAGATCACCGCGTTCACGCTCAACCCGGGGGAGACGCGCACGATCACGATGAGCATCGAGACCGGCCGGGGCAGCGGCGGCGCGACGATCACCCGGATCCAGAAGTCGCTTCGCGCGTACGTCTGGTCGAACCGCTTCAACTGACGGGAGCCCGGCGATGGCTGAGCAGACGTTTTACTACGAGTACCCGGACGGTTCGGTCACGGAGCGCGTGACGACAGCGGCGGTGCCGACTCACCCCGACGGGGCGACGCTTCTGACGACGGATAGCTACGCCGAGAAGAAGGCGGCGATCGAGGCGACGCGCGCGCAGGAGTACGCCGACATCCAGGCGACGGAGACGGCGCAGAAGAAGGCCGCGTACGACGCGCTGATCGCGGCGAACTTCGACCCGGCGGTAGCCGCGACCCTGTCGGGCTACACGCCGTCGGCGAACCCGGTGGTGAGCTGACATGGCGACCTGCCGGGGTATCGACGTCTCGACCTACCAGGGCGAGCAGGACTGGGCCGCGCACAAGCGGGCCGGGGTCGTCTTCGCCTTCGCCAAGGCGTCCGAGGGGCAGCGCTCGCGCGACGCACGGTTCGGGATGCACATCAAGGGCATCAAGGCCGCCGGTCTCGTGCCGGGCGGCTATCACTTCGCGTGGCCGAACCAGGACGTCGCGAAGGAAGCGGCGAACTATGTCGACGCGGCCAAGCCGTACGCGGGGAAGGGCTTCACGCACTGGCTCGACCTGGAGCGGTACAGCGACGGCCGGAACTATGCGGGCCGGTCGTCGGCGCAGATCAAGGCGTGGGCCACGGCGTGGATCGCCGCCGTTCAGAAGGCGTTCCCCGGTCAGCGGGTCGGCGTGTACACGAGCGCCGACGACATCGCGGCGGGGAGGGCACCCGACGGCGTCCCTCTGTGGTACCCGGCCTATCCCGGCACGAGCGTCGACACCTACGCCGAGGCAGAAGCCCGCCCGACGCCGTCCCCATCGGGTCGCAAGCCGCTGATCTGGCAGTTCACCAGCGACCCCGCAGGTAGCGGCCCGCGCATGGACCTGAACCTCGCGTACATGTCCGAAGCCGCCTTCCGGGCGTGGGCGGCCGGTGGCAGCACCGACGAGGCACCCAAGGAAGGAAGCGACGTGCCCGAATACGTGAACCTGGGGCTCGCGAAGCCGTACACGCTCGCGCCGGGGAAGTGGGACTCGATCGAGTTCACCACCGAGTGGAACGACACGGCCGCCGGTCACGCCGACGGCGGCAGCGTCTTCGTGCGCGGCGCCGCACGCTTCGCGGGCAGCGTGTCCCTGACGATCAACAGCCTGCCGGTCGGGGACGTCATCCAGGCCCGCATGTCCGAGTACCTCGGCGACGAGCTCGCCCAGGACCATCCGATCGACGAAGTGGTCGGCACGCCGGGCGGGACGTTCCGGATCGTGCCGCTCGTGAAGCGGCTCGGCAAGGACCGCGGCATGCGGGTGCGGCTGCTGAACCAGTCAAACGTGCCGGTCACCATCACCAGTGCCGTCCTGACGGCGCTCGTCTTCAAGGAGTCCTGACGTGCTGCTGCCTTCCATCCTCCGTACGGTCGTGCCGCTCGTCGCCGGCTGGATCATCGTCGCCCTCACCCATCTCGGGTTCACGCTCGACAGCAACACGGCGCAGGCGGCCGTGACGCTCGCCGTCGCGGGCGCCTACTACCTGGTGTTCCGGCTCGTCGAGCGGACGGCCGAGAAGTTCGGCGGCCCGGTCTGGCTCAAGGGCGCCGTCGGCGCGCTGCTCGGGTACGCCCGGCCGCCGCGGTACAAGGCGACGGACGACGTCGCCGAGCTGGTGAGGCAGAGCCGCCCATGAGTACGCCGCCGGAGCCTGAGGGGTCGACTGTCGCGGTCGAGCTGGAGCGGTTGCGGGGCACGGTCGCTACGGGGTTCGCTGAGGTCAAGGGCAGCCTGGCTGTCCTCGTCGAGCGGTCCACCCGTAACGAGCAGGACCTCGTACGGCTCCGCGACGACACGCAGAAGGCCCTCAACGCGCTCGGGGCCGAGGTCGAAGCGCTCAAGGCCCGGCGGTGGCCGCTCGGTGTTGTCGGCGCACTGACCGGCGTTGCGGGCGCCGCAACGGGTGCAGCCGCGCTGTTCATCCGCTGACGCCCGGGTCCGAGACTGAGCACCCGCCCCACCGCTCCGGGGCGGGTGCTCTGCCATGCTTCGAGCATGAGCGATGACCCCAACCTCAACGAGGTGCTGGCGCGGCTGTCGCGCGACCCCGTCGACGTGTTCGCGGAGATCGAGGCCGCGCGGCGGGCGGCCGAGGCTGCACCCTTGCCTGAGCCGAGCATCATTCCCATGCCGGAGTTCCCTGCCTTCGGGCTGGTCCGGTATCCGTGCCCGCTCGGGTGCGGCTGGCACCACGACGAGCGGCCGGGCCTCGAACCGTTCGGGCCGATCACCTTGCCCGCCGACCCGGGAGCGCTGAGTGCGGCCCTGACGGCGCACGCCGATGCACGGGCCGAGGCGCTGCGGCAGCGCATCGAGAACGCGCTCAGCGACCATTACGAGGTCGCGCACCCCGACCGCTGA